CGGACACCACCAGCCCTACGAGGCCGAAGTGGGCGACGATCTCCCCGACCCGACGACCAACGCGGCGCAAGAAGTCATCAAGCGGCAGGTCGCGCGGGCGGTCCTCGATTGGAAGCCGAGCGGTGACGGGCGCGGAGTAGCACCCGGCAACTGGTTGGCGGAGTGGGCGCGCTCGATGTTCGAGCCGCCCAAGGTCGATTGGCGAAAGCACCTCGCTTCAGAAGTGCGCGGAGCAGTGGGCAGCGCGCGGGGTCGCGTCGATTGGGCATGGGGTCGCCCGTCTCGTCGGCGCGAGGTTCTCCGTGGGCTTGGATGGGGCGACGACGCACCGTTGCTTCCCGAGCTACAAGGGCCGGACCCGAAGGTGGTGATCGTCGTTGACACGAGCGGCAGCATGGGGCGCGGCAAGAACTCGCGTCTCGCTCGGGCTGGCAGCGAGGTCATCGGAATCCTTCGCTCGGCGAACACCGCCCCGCATGTCATCACGGTCGATTCGGCCGTGTTCGAGTCGCGCCCCGTGCGCACCATCGAGCAGCTACTCAAGATGCTCGGCGGCCACGGCGGGACGGATATGCGGGTAGGCCTGAAGGCGGCGGCCGACAGGAGGATCGCGGCCGACGTTTGCATCCTGCTCACCGATGGCGCGACGCCCTGGCCGACTATCGACGAGACGCCTCGCAACATGCGAGTGATCGTCGCGACCATCGGCCACAAGTACTACTTCGACCAGATGCCGGCGCACCTCAAGAAGCACGGCGTCTACATGGAGAAATGATGGACTCGGAGACGGTCTTCACCGCCGAAGAGATTGCCGCGCTGGACCCGAACCATCCGGCTCGGGACGTCTACGCGAAGCGCCACCGGAGCGACAAGCGATTCCTGCTGCGCGTCCGCTGTGGAGGGCAGTACCACTCGATCTCATGGCAGCCGCGAGGCCGCTTTACCATTCACGACCACGCGAAGGAGGAGCTTCGCAGTCTCAAGACGTTGGCCAAGCTCGGCGACCGCAGTTGCCAGTGCCTCGAAGTCATCCGCCGGTTCAGGGAGGACCGGCGGGACTCGTACATCCTCAGCAAGCAGGCCTGGAAGGTGCCGATCAAGGCCGCCCAACTCGCGCACGATCTGAGGTTCACGCGCAAACGGCAGACCACCGAGCACTACTACGCTCGCGTGAACGTGGCCTACAGGCACCCATGGCAACAGAATCTCGCTGCCAAGTGGCACCGCCGGTTCAACGAGAAGTCGGACGAGGCGCGGCGGATGTTCGTCGCGACCTTCGCGCGGTTCCTGAGAGACCAGCGCATGAGCAACGCCTACGGCGGCGTCGTGACCGTGAACCACGTTGAAGAAGTCGGCTGCACGTTCTACTGGAACGAAGGCGAGCCGGTGGTCGGAATCAAGCTCATGCGTGCTGCATGGCTGCGCGTTCACGGGATGGGGTTGTCGGTCATTTCGCGAGGCGGCGGCGGCGACGGCGCCGAGGTCGGGATGTTCGGGCTTCGGTTGCTCGTCGTGAAGCCCGGCGACGTCGTGCTGGAGTGCGCGGTGCCCGAGACCCTGAATGGAACGATGTGCATCGTGAAGCGAGTCCTTCGCGCCAAGAAGCTCGGCGACAAGTGGTCGGCAGTCGAGTGTCTCTCGCCTGACGTCGAGGTGCGCAGTCCGTTTGGCATGACGCGCGGACTGTTGTCGGTGTAGTCGAGTAGTGATCAGGGGTGCTCGATTCAGAGCACCCCTTTTCCTATGTCCACCGGGCTTTGCAACGTCTTGACGTAGAGCCCGGTATCGCCCCCGCCGGACCCCCGTAGAATCGCCGCAGGGCTCCAAATCGCCCCTGAGTGCCCGCCTCTGGATGCTCCGGCTACCCTCTATCTCATTCCGCCTAAACCGCGAATCCGGCCCTCTAGGGCTCCTGAGTTCCCCGGCCGCTAGCCGGGGGGCTCCTGCTCGACCCCTCAGACCCGTCTCGCATGAGCGGGAGCAGCGGGGCTGGACGGAGATCAGATGCGCGGGTAGGATGCGCGCAATGCGCGGACCTCTCATCGAGGTTGTAGCGAGCGCGAGGCATTCCGCTCTTCACGCCTGGCCTGACGCGCCAGCCGCAGTTGCCTTCCTGCGTCACCTCCATCGCCACGAGTTCCATGTCAGATGCTGGCTGGTCGTCAGCCATGCCGATCGCGAGGTCGAGATCATCGACCTCAAGCGCCGCGTGATCACGACGCTCGAATCGCTCTCACCGATGACGCCCCAAGGCCGATCGTTCGGCAGCCTCTCCTGCGAGGCCATCGCCACCGCACTGTGCGATGTGCTGCACCTATCGCGATGCGAGGTCCTCGAAGATGGCGAGAACGGCGCGGAGGTACGAATGCCATGAAGATCGCCTACCTGCCGATCGAGTCCTACAAAGAACGCTACACCGAACTCCTGGAAGGCTGGACCATCAGGCAACTCGAGCAACAGTTCGGGCCGGGGTCCGTCACGACCTTCAGAGGCTACGCGTCGGGGAACGAGATCAAGCACGGCCGCGTGCTAGACAAACTGTGCCGCTCTGAGTTCGCGCTCACCCAGATGGCTGAGTTCGTCCGCGCGATCGATGGCGGCATGACCTACGACGCAGTCTACGTTGACGATATGTTCACGCCCGGCTACGAGGCGCTCGCCTACATGCCGGCCGAGATTCCAATCTTCGCACGCAACCACGCGCAGTCGATGGACGTGTACGACTTTACGTTCGAGGAGATGCTGCCCTGGATGCGCTACTACGAACTCATGGTGGCGTCTACGGCGCGGACGATCTTCTGCGCGTCGAGCGAGCACAAGCAGTTGATGCAGGTCGCCTGGCTCGGCCACCATTGCCCGATCGAGGTCGTGGGGCTGCCATTCGACATGCAGGATGTGCGCCGCCGCGTGGCCGACTGGAAGCCGCGCGAGGATCGCGAAAACCGCGTCGTCTACTCGTCGCGATGGGACCGCGAGAAGCAGCCGCACTTCTTCCTGAACGTCGTCAATCGGATGCAGGGAACCGAGTTCATCGTCTGCACCGGTTCTGAAGAGTTGCGCGGCGAGCCAACGGCCGTCCAGCGCGCCCATGAGTTCGAGGCCGCGGGCAAGCTGACCATCCTGCGCGACTGCACCAAGGAGCAGTACTTCTCAACCCTGGCGAGCGCGCGAGTCCACTTCCTGTGTTCGCTCCAGGACTGGGTGAGCTACTCGCTACTCGACGCGAGCGCGTGCGGGACGCCGACCGTGGCGCCATGCTTCCGATCGTTCCCCGAGGCGGTCGGCAGCGACCCGGCCCGACTCTACACGCCCTGGAATGCGAGCGAGGCCGTCTCGAAGATCAGCGCCCTCCTCAACACCGACGACATGCCTTCCGAAAAAGTCGAAGCCCCGGCCCGGTACCACACCGAAACCATCGAGCGTATTGCGCAGGTCGTCCGCGAGCGGTCTTCGTGAAACTCTACGTCGCGGGAGTCGAGGGCACCGACGTGGCGAGCACGCTGTCTGCCAAGGTGATCGTGAACGGCTTCGCGAGTTACTACTACCTGCGCCGACAGGCGTCCGGGATCAAGCGCGTCCACGAATGCGTTAAGAGCCTGATCGTTGACAGCGGCGCGCACACCTTCTTCGCCTCGCGACCCGAGATCGGCTCGACGACGACGCGCGTGACCAAGCACAAAGGCGAGGACCCGGAGTCATACATGCGCGCCTACGTCGCCTGGCTCAAGAACGCCCAGGCCTGGCTCGACTACTTCGTCGAACTCGACCTTGGCGAGATCGTCGGCCAGCCACGGGTGCGCGAGTGGCGCGATGGCCTGCGCAAGGCCGGGGTCGCGGAGAAGTGCATCATCGTGTATCACCCAAAGGCCGAGACGTGGGCCGAGTTCCTCGCGGCAGCAGAGAAGTGGCCATCGAAGTACGTCGCGCTGGAAGGCTTGCGGCAAGGCAGGGCCATCCTGGATTACGTCGGCTGCGTGCGCGCGCTCTACGAACGCGGCATCAGGGTGCATGGCTTCGCGATGGTGAAGCGGCGCTGGCTCGACCGGGTGCCGTTCTACTCGGTCGATTCGAGTAGCTTCATGGCAGGCATCACCTACGGCGCGCACTTCACCAACATGGGCAGCGACCGCTTCGCCTACATGCGGTATTCGCGGGCGACGTCGGAGGCCTCCCGCCAGAGGGCGATGCGCACAGCGGTGACGCGAGGCGTGGACTTCGAGAAACTCACCGCCAAGAGCTACAGCAAGGAGACGGGTCGCGACGAGATCGTCCTCACAGCCGTCAGCAGCACGGCTCGCGCGATGCAGGACATGGAGGCTTACTACACGCGCTTGTGGGAGGCGAGAGGTATCAAGTGGCAAGAACCGAAGCCGCGCCGCGCATCGAAGAAGTCTCAGTCGGCCGCCTGATCCCGGCGAAGTGGAACTACAAGAAGACCGGCACACCGGAGATCGCACAAAAACTCGCCGCCTCTATCCGCCGCGATCGCTCGGCAGGCGTGCTCGCCGTTCGCGTTCTCGGCAAGTCGCTCGAAGTGATGGATGGCAACCACCGCCTCGACGCCGTGAAGCTCCTCGAATGGCCCACGGTGATGGTCGAGAACTTCGGCAAGATCACGCAGGCCGAAGCGGTCCTGCTCGCGCAGCGGCGCAACCACCAGTGGTTCGAGGACGACACCGTCGCGCTGTCGGCGCTGTTCAAGAACGTCGTGCTGCCGAAGTTCGACCTCGAGACGCTGGAAGAGTTCATGCCCTTCAACAAGACCGGCCTGGAGAGCCTCGCGAAGCTGTGCGACTTCGACTGGAAGTCTGTCGATCAGAATCCGGATGACCATGTCGCGGACCGACTAAGCTTCCCCATGAGCGACGAGTTGCGCGGCGCGTGGGAGAAGTGGCTGGCGATCGCGGAACAGAAGATCGGCGAAGGCACCTCTAAGCTCGACGCATTCGAGCTTGCCCTCAAGACGGCGATCGCCGTCCATGAAAGGTCCCAAGCATGAGCGTCTGGACGATCGAGAAGACGATCACGTTCGAGGCGAGCCACGTCCTGCTGGAACATGACGGCAAGTGCGCCCGCCTGCACGGCCACTCGTGGAAGGCGCATCTGATCTTCCAGGGCGGCGAACTCCACTCCGCCGGGCCAGAGCGAGGCATGCTGATCGACTTCAATGTGATCAAGCAATACGCGACGCCAATGGTCGACCAGTATCTCGACCACCACCACCTCAACGAGACGCTCGCCATCTATCCCACTAGCGAGAAGGTGGCAACATGGATATATGGGCAACTGGGGATGCTGCTGCCCGACCAGTACGCACGCCTCTTCGTGGGGGTTCGCGTCGAAGAGACCTGCACGAGCGCGGCGACCTATCGGCCCGCTAATCCCGGACAGAGGCCAACGGTATGAGGGCGACGGCGGTCGAGAGAGCCTACGCGGTCAACGAGGTCTTCTATTCGCTCCAGGGCGAGGGCGTGCGCGCCGGGACCGCCAATGTGTTCGTGCGCTTCGCGGGCTGCAACTTGACGTGCTCGAAGGACGGGGAGGCGGGCTTCGATTGCGACACCGAGTTCTTGTCGGGGCGAAAGCTCAGCCTCGGTGGATTGCACGCCGAAGTCCTCGGCGCGATCGAACGCGAGGCCGGACACGAGGAGAGCACGCCAGCGCGCTGGATCATCTTCACGGGTGGCGAGCCGGGCCTCCAGGTCGATGTCGCGCTCGTTGACTTCATGCACAAGGTCGGCTTCTCGCTGGCAATCGAATCGAACGGGACGATTTCATTGCCTAGCGGACTCGACTGGGTGTGCGTATCGCCCAAGAGCGCCGAGCATACGATCCGGCAAGAGACGTGCGACGAAGTGAAGTATGTGCGCAACTACGGCCAGGGCATCCCGCGTCCCAGGATCGCGGCGACGCATAAGTTGATCTCGCCCGCCTTCCGCACGCTGCACTCTCCCAACGGCCCCATCCATGAACCGGAGCCCGGCGCGATGGAGTGGTGCGTCAAGCTCGTGAAGGAGAATCCCGAGTGGAGACTCTCGGTCCAGCAGCACAAGCAGTGGAAGGTGCGATGAAGCGCGACGGCGCTCCGGGCCGCGTCGATGTAGAGCGCATGGTAGGCGTCCTGCTCGGCTACCTCGGCGAGAACGCCGCGCGCGAAGGACTGGCGGATACGCCGGGACGCGTAATCCGCGCGCTAGAGGAGCAGACGTGCGGCTACAAAGAGAACCCCAAGGCGATCCTGGCCACGCGCTTCACGGAGACCTACGATGAAATGGTCGTGGTGTCGGGCATCGACTTCTGGTCGCTGTGCGAGCACCACCTCATGCCGTTCCACGGCACAGTGTCGGTGGGCTACATCCCCAACGGCCGCGTGGTAGGGCTATCGAAGATTCCGAGGCTGGTGCATTGCTTCGCGCGCCGCCTCCAGGTGCAGGAGCGGATGACCGAGCAGATCGCGAACGCGCTCCAATTGCACCTCGAGCCACGTGGTGTCGCGGTACTGGTCAAAGGCGAGCACCTTTGTATGAAGGCGCGCGGCGTCCGCTCGGACGGACGGATGACAACGTCATCGCTGCTCGGCGTGATGCGTGAGCCTGGACCGCGCGCAGAGTTCTTGAAGCTCGCCTAGGTCGCTGGCTTCTTCGCCGTCAGCCCGGCGATCCACGCGCCGATCCAGCTACACAGGTTCTGGCCAATGATCAGCCCGAAGCCGACCCAGATTCCGACCCACATCCAGTGAAGCGCGTCGTGCACCCATCCAGGCATGGTGACCTCCTTACGGCTGCTCCTTCGATGCGGCCTCTTCGCTGCTCGGGAGTCCCGGTACCGCTGCGGCCTTCGAGTCGGTCTTCGGAGCAATCTTCGTGTCCGCCATGGTCCCGCCTGCGCCACGAGCGCCAGTGATCATCGAGACCATCGAGATGGCGACATTCGCGAGCGCGACGCGCCAGTTGCTGGCGAAGCTGACGAAGGCGTCCGGCGTCATCCACACCCACGCGAAGATCGTGATTGTTCCGAACAAGGTGTAGCCGACCCAGTTCGGGGTGTGCTTGAACGATCGCGTCCACTGCCATCCGTAGCCGACCAGGTACTCCGTGGCGAGCTTGATCAGTGCTGCTTCGTCGAGCTTCATTGGTTCTCCACGCGGCCATTCCGTTCTACTACGGCAGCGGCGTTTTCAGAACCTCGTTGCTCGGCATGCTCTGATTGCCCGATGTGTCGCTCGTCGTCACCATGAACCATGTCGGCTGTCGGCCGAACCAGGACCACGGCATTCCAACCACCACCTTGCGGCCGTCTCCCGGAACCAGCGGCGCGCCATGCGTGACGATGTTTCCGGACCACTGAGCCGAGCCATTGGGGCGGTACCAGATGCGCGCCACAGCCAAGCTCGACTCGTGGTTGCCGGATGCGTCCACGCCCTGCCACGTCCAGGTGAGGCTAACGTTCAGGTAGGGGTCGTTCAGAACCTGTGGCGGCTGCGGCGGTTGCGCAGCCGATAATCCGCCGACTGCTATTACGTCGAGGATGGAAGAGGCCCCCATCGTGATCCCCACGCGCCCCCCACCTTGAGCGTAGGGCCATGCTGAGACAGAGGCCTCGCCAATCTTCGCGCTGTTGATCCACGCCGTCACCAGCCCGAGCGAATCGCATGACGCCGTCACGGTGTCGCCGCCCACCACGGTCGCTGGCCACGTCGCGAAGTTGGTCCACTTCGAGGGGGCCCAAGTGTTGACCTGCAAGCTGTGCGCGGTCGCGTCGTAGCGCACTTCGATGTGCCCGGTGGGGAAACTCGTTCCCTGAGTCTTGAGAAGTACATCGTTCTCTGTCCCCACCGCAGCACGCCAGACCACGGATACCGTCTGGTTCTTGCTGAGCACGGAGTCGTAGGCCGAGGACGTATTGGCGCTCGCGCGCAGCGCATGAGCCTGTATGTAGAGCGCGGCCTGCGGCGCCCACTTGCCACCGACCGGGCCGTCGGTGCGGCCGAAGTCATCGAGCACCGCGCCGCATGCGTCGTCAGGGAAGATGGCAACGAAGGCTACGAGGTATAGGGAGGCAACCAGGGCAAGCAGCGCCCAGAGTCTCAGTGGCATGGACGGGGAGTCGGACTGGGGCGCGGCGTCGGTGATGGATCGGGGCATGCGTCCCAGATTCTGATAGGACCGGCAGGCCCCTGGCGCACGTATGAACAGAGCCGAGGGCCCGCCGGATTGTGGCGGTGGTCAGTGTCGCAGCCGCTCACGGCCGCGAGCGCGAGGACAAGCAGGACCGTGAGCCGCATGCGTTACTCGGTGACCGGCTCGCCGGGCGTGAAGGCGGCCGTGTTCGGTTCGCTGTTCTTCACGACCACCGGGATTTCGCCGGTGAAGCTCCGGCCGTCGGCGAGCGTCATGGTCCCGCTGATGGTAACGGTGCCAACGTTGTCGCCATCGGTCGTGATCATGCCGTGGCCGTTCGAGGGCGATGCGTCCTCGACCCACTGGGCCACGCCGGTCGGTCCACCAGCGTCGCCACCAGTGATGACGACCGTGGTGCCATCGGGAAGCGGCAGGATCGGCTTGCCCTTCATGTCGAACAGGTCGAACGACGCCGGGCACTTCTGTCCGTTGGTGAGTTCCATTTCTACTAATCCTCCTGTTCGGGGTTTCCGATGGTCCACGATGCCGAGGCCGGGACCTGCTCCTCGGGTGCTTCGAGTTCTGCGGCGATCTTGACCAAGGCGATCGCGATCCGATCTGTCGCCTCGGCAATGCTCCCCAGGTTGGCCGCGATCAACCGCTGGGCCTGGAGGTCGTCTTGCGCAAGCGCGATGAGTTGCGGGTCAGTCTGTAGCACGAATCGGAAGTTGAATAGCGCCACGTCAGCCTCCAGTCGGATCGTAATCTAGCAGGCCGTCCTCACTGACACACCATATTTCCTTGTGCCAATGGCGCGCTCGGCTGATGGGCGGTGATGACATTCGAGATCGCGCCTGTGTTGGGAGCCTCGTCCACGGCTTTGATGGCGAAGTAGATCGTGGTGTTGAGCGGCAGCCCGGTGACGGCCTTGGTCTGAAGAGTGCCGGCAACGAGTGGCGTCGGCGGCGACGAGACGGCGTTGCCAGTAGAGAAGTTTCCTGAGTTCAGCGGCGACGTTGACCAGCGAATGTCGTAGCTCGTCGCCGTCCCAGTCAGGTCGTCGTCGCCGACCGAGTACCAGTTAAGCGTGGCGGTGGCCGTTCCGCCACTGATGACCGAGTTGTAGCCGAGTGTCGTGATCGCAGCCGGAGGGGTGACGTCGTTGCTTCCGCCGCCCGACTGGTACGCCCCTGCATCCGTCCCGCCCGTGCCCATGCCGATCGCCGCCGACCCTGCTCCCAGGTGGCCGTTGAAGTTCGCGAACGTCGAATCCACGAAGCGCGGGCTGCCGTACTTCCCGGCCGCCTCCTGGCCGGTCGCGGCGGTATAGGTCGCCAGCGATACCTGCGCGTCCCCGGTGCAGGACGGGCAGTTGTGCTGCTCATGGATTTGGAACGCCGATCCGGCCCGGTAGAACATCAGGTTGTTGTTGAAGTCGTAGGTCCGCCCCGAGAACGAGACATACCGGACAGCCGAGGCCCCTCCCGTGAACGTCGAGAAACTTCGCCAGAAGATGTTGTTCTTGATGTTCACCACGTTGCCGGACTTCCAGACGCTCGACGAATGATTGATGCAGGGCTCGTCCGTCGTATTGAAGGCCGCGAAGGTGTTGTAGGTAATGTTCGCGTCGCCGTCTATCGAGCCAACGCGGAGCGGGGCGCCGCCGCCGTTGTCGTCAGTCTCGTTCCCGTTGCGGACGACGACGTTGCGCCGGAATACGTCGTTGTTGAATCCGATCTGGAAGTTAATCCCCGGCCCGCCGTCGAACCTGTAGTAGCTGTCCTGATACGTATTCCATCCCAGTGAATCGCGCCCGCAGCAACCGGTTGTCGCAACGGTTGGACAGTCGATGGGGTCGCACTTGACAGGGCCGCCGTCCGTCGAGAAGTAGGTCGGCCCATGGCAGTTATGGGTGATGATTGAGTCGCGGGTCATCACGTTGTTGTTCCAGACGTCGCGATGCCGCAGTACCAGCTTGGCCTTCGAAGGGGCGGCCGTGGAGTCGTAAAACTCCCAGCTATTGTCGGTCCAGTTCCCCCAGCGGGAGTTGGCAACGTAGGCGCCGCGCTTTGAATCGTCGGCTCCGGGACCAAAGACCACGATGACCTTGTTCCGCGTCCAGATCAGTCCGTTTGTCGGCAGCCCCCATATCTTGAAGATCGGGTCAGCGGACGAGCAGTACTGATGGCCCGCCTCGGCACGCAGGTAGATGTAGTTGTAGTTCACCTTCGTGCCGGATATCTCGCCACCGCCGTTGAGCGGGCAGGCCTGTCCGCCGAAGACGAAGTAGTTGTGTGCAAGGGCACCGGCGACGATCGGTGGCAGTACGGTGCAGGACTCGAGTTCGCTCTGGTTGAACCCGCCGAGCATGAAATCGCCACGGACGATGCAGCCCGCGATCCGAGTCCCGTCCGACTGGCCGTCGAGCCTCATCCCGGCCGCGTTCCCGGTGATGCAGGAGAAGTATCGGTACTGGATGTAGTCGTGGCCGTTGACGATGATCGAGGGGACGACGACCGCCGACGGATCGGCCGGATTCCCGATGTACGTGATCGGGTTGACCGAGTTCCCTGAGTTGGTCGGATTGGGTGCGGTCCCGTAAGTCCCGCTCAACATCTGCACCACGTCGCCAGCCACGGAAGCCGTGTTCGCGGTAGACATCGCGCATGGCGAGCCCAGGGTACAGGTCGAGCCCGCCCCGGTCGGAGATACGACTCGGACTACGGCGAGCGCGGAGGCAGCCTGCAACATGAGCAGCAAGACCATAAGAAAACGCTTCACGTCAACCTCCGAACAGGTGCCATACCGTCTTTCCGATTGATGCTGCTACTGAACCAACGTGACCCAGGAAACTCTTGTGCGGCTCGGGCGTCTCGTTTTCCGGTTCGTCTTCCAGCACCAGCCGCGCTCCGTGCTTCAGTCCACGGCAGGCCCGAAGCTGCTTCGTCACTTTGCGCCCATATGCGCGCGACACCTTAAGCGAAGAGTCCTTCGCGGCGAAAGCCCTCACTGAATACTGGATGGCCTGGGACTTCGCCTCGTTGTCCAGCTTCAAGCTCTCGTTCTGCAACGCCTGGTTCGAGCACCTGCCGACCGCCAATGGCAGCGCCAGGATGGCCGCGATCAATGTGACGCGCTCGATAGTCGGGAGGGTCACCGGGGCCTCTGCCCAGGCGGGATACGCGCGGGCACGGGAGCCATTCGGTCGACCTTCTTCTCCAGACGGAGGACCGCGTCGAGGGTCTTGCTGTTGCTGGCCCTCACCCTGCGCGTGGTCTCGGCGCCCTGCTCGTCAATCGCATCCTCGACCGATGGCAGGTCGTAAGTCCGAACACCTTGGATTTCGCTGAGCAGGACCATGTCGCCATGCTGGCGCGCCTTGCGCTCTTCCTCGATCAACTTCACCAGGCGGTCGTTCTGCTGCGCCATCGGGTCAGCCACGACCCACTTGAGGATCAGCGACCCGACCGTAACGGCGGTCAGGAACGCGGTGCCCCATGTGGTGATCTTCCCCTGCAAAGTGTCGAGCCAGTCCTTCACGCTCACACAAGCCCCGCGTAGCGGGCTACGATCGCCCGGTTCTGAAGGAACACCTCCACCCCCGTCTCGCGGATAGCGTCCTGCGTGCGACGCTCGTTCCCGACGCTGCAATGCACCACCTTGACTGGACCAGTCGAGCAGTCGGTCACGACGCCGATGTGTCCCTGGTGCCCGTCCCGGTCGCCCCATACCAGGACATCGCCGAGCGCAGCGTCGGCCCATGGGACGTGATCGAACATGCCAACGCCTTCGGCGAGAGCGTCGCGCTCGACCGCCGTGGTCTCCAGCCAGCCGCCGTTGAAGGCTTTGTAGTAAGGGTGATCCGTATGGCGATCGACCCCCAGGCACCACGCGACGAAGCCGGAGCAGTCGCAGGTCATCAGGGCGGGCGTCCACGGCGTCTGCTTGTGCCAGAGTCGTCCTCCGGCCCCGAGCTTGTAGCGACAGCCCTTCCCGGTCGTTCCCAGGGCGCGGGTAACTACATCCACGCCGTTCATGGCTTCTCGAAGATGACGCGGACCGCGCGCGAGTAGCCCTGGAGCGATCCGGAGAAGGTCTGGAGCCTCAGGTCGTAGGTCGCGCGTCGCCTCCTCCCTAGGTCGGCAGATTCAATCACGCCGCCGATGCTTGGGACGAGCGCGAGTCCGCGCGCCGCGTCCAGCGTGGCCGGTGTCGTGAACGTCTTCGCGACATCCTTGCTCTTGCCGAGTAGCTGGGCGGATGTCAGTCCCGACTGGTCCACCGGAAGCCCCGACTCCTCGTCGAGCATTTCAAGCTCCAGCGTCCTGAAGGTGTCGCCAACTGTGATGACTGGGAGTTTCATTCGTACCCCAGCGGCAGCCGGATGCGCAGCACCGGCGACGGAAAGAGGATCGGGACGCGCAGTGTCGTCGGATTAGCCGAAGCCCCGCTAGCCGAGCGGCTGATCGATGGGGAACCGATCATCGTCGCGGCCAGGGTGCGGAAGAAGCTCGCGATACGCGAGAGCGTTGGCACGGTTACGGCCGTCGCCAAGAGGACCTGGAGTACCGACTTGGTCTTGGCCAGCGTCGCGATCGATACCTCGGTGGCGTTCAAGGTCCTGATCTTCACGTTCAACTTCGCCAGCGTTGCGATGCTGACTTCGGTCGCGTTCAGTATTTGGTTGATAGGCGAAAACTTCGTGATGGTCGCGATGGTCGTCGCGAATGCGTTCATGAAGCGCGAGTAGAGCGTTCCGAAAGCCATCGCCCCGGTGCTGAGAACGCTGGTTGTGAGAACAACGAACTGCACCTTGGTCCGGCTGAGCGTCGGCGTGATCAACACCGTGACCAGCATGTTGACCATCTCGGTCCCGCCCTGGACCAACGTGGCAATGGTTGCGCTGGCGACGTACAGCAGGCGCCTGAACGTCGCCGGATGCGCGATCGTGGCAACCGTGACCGCCGTAGCGAGCGACAGCGGACGCGACAAGGTGAGCTTATTGACGATGGTTGCTACAGGGGCCGTCGTCGCGTTCATGAGGACATCCGAGAACACGCCCACGCCGACCCCGTCGCCGCCCCACCACTGCTCTGCGCGCGATAGCGGGGGGAAGGTCGAGAGGAAGAACCCCATGCCGGGCTGCCCGGTCGCCAGTTCATTGTTGGTTACAGCGAGCGCAACGACCTCGACCTCGTTGATGTACGCGCGAAGCTGAGTCCCGACGATCGTCAGCTTGATCGTGTCGCCGAGAACCGGGAGCGGGGAGGCTACCGAGACCAACTCATCGAAGTCGCCGTCGTTCAGGCGAGCAATGCGGAAGAACGTCGCGCCGTCGGTCTGGAGCAGGTAGCCGATCGCGGTATCGATTCCGGTAGTGCAGCGCACCCCGGCGGTGATCTCGCTCCCTCCGAGCGCGGAGATTCGGATGCGGCAGTACTGATCGGCTCCGTAGGCCCCCGCATTGTAGATCGCGAAGTTGCCGTTGTCGGAACCGCCGCCAGCATCCGAGGAATCGTAAATCTGCGGCGCGCCCTCGGCGGTAGTCCAGTTCGCTCCGAGCGACGAGCGCTCGAAGTTGTCGGTAGCCTGGGCCATCGGGTGCTACGTGATTTCGAGTTCGACGGTGAACTGGATTGAGTCTCCGATAGCGAGCGCGACCGAAGTGAAATCGCCGTGGACGATCAGCGGTGTTCCGCCGGAAGGCGGCGAGCCGGAGCCGATGAGGTCGAACACCCCGGCGTTGCTGATGTTGTTGCCGCCACCGACGCCATGAGCGGCCGTCGCGGTGATAGTCGCGACCCATCGCACGCGGTCGGTCGTCGGCTGCGAGCGCGTCGCCACCTGCCGCGCCTCGACGGCCGGGTTGAACAGATCAACGTCGGACTTGCCCGCCGTCCCCGCGCCGGTGCCCCAACCAATGTAGTCGGAGTTCACCGACAGCGCGCCATCGAGGACATCGACGATCCAATCTTCTCCAGCTTGGGTGAGAACGGTTGCCACAGAGTCCCCCAGCGGCCACCGAGGTCAGTCGTTAAACCTACCCTCGGGCGATCAGCCCAACCGCATGCGCAGGTTGGCGGCCTGGATGCGACACCAGCGCCGCATCCTGGTCAACAGCCCTACGCGTTCAGTGATCTTGCCCTGCTCGTCGATCATCCCCCCGGCAATCACGCCGAGGTCCTCGATCCGTCCGTCCGCGCGCTTGATGACCGCACGAATCGTCGCATTCCGCGTGCTGGCAGTCGTTCTCGCTTCCATCAGTTCTGACTCCTGCTGATCTCGAACCAGGTCGTCCCATCGAACACAAGGCGCATCACGTCGTCTGCCGAGGATGGACTGAAGCTACCGTTCAGCCTGAAGTTGCCACCGTCGGTGATGGATGCGTTTGCGTTGGTGAAGATCACAGTGATGATCTGTCCCGCGATCCCGCCCGAGAAGTTGGTGATCGTGGTCGAGCCCGCAGGCGTGCACTTGAAGACATTCCCGGCGGCGACCGACGGCGTCGTGTTGTCAGCGAGCGTCGGCGGCGTACCGGCCGAGACCGGGCCACGAAAGATCGCCGCGCCATTCACATCGAGTACGGCTGCCGGGGCCTGGTTGTCGCCAATCCTCACACCTGTCGAGGTCGCCCTCAGGATCGGCACGTTGAGCGGCTGAATGACGATCGGGCCAATACCTGCGCAGCCGATAGTCGCCACGTCGTTGACGTCTTTCGCCATCCATGGGCGTGCCGTGAACGGGGTATTGAACTCCCGCCACTTGATCTGCGAGTTGGGCGCCAGGAGGATCGAAGGCCCGACCCAGTTCGCGCTGTTGGTCGAGACCTCGGCAAGCTCCCAGACGAATCCAGGGTTGTGGGAGTAGGTCCGGATCACTCCGGCCTGCTCGATGATGACGATGGTGCTGTCACCTACCAGCGCCATGTTGGGGATCAGCGTCAGGCCGCACCCGTTGAATACCCGGACCGTCCCCCGCCCGATGGCCCGCGAGTAATTGCAGGCAGAGTCCAGTCCGGCCTGCGTTCCGGCGAAGTTCTTGGAAGTGAAGTCCCCGGACCGAGTCGCCCAGATGCCACAGTTCCCGGTGTAGCTCGCCCCGAAGGCGCACTTCCAGCCGATGAGAACCAGTACCAGGGCAGCAACGACCCAGAGCAGGCGATTACGCATCGACCGGCGCCTCTTCCTTGATCTCGATTGAGCCAGAGCCGAGCGAGTCGACATGGTGGCCATTCGCGAGGCGCGTGAAGTGTTGTGCAATCATGGCCTGGACATCGGCGGGAGACTCAGCCTCGAGCTTCACCTCGATTTTCACGTTGAACTTCATGGCCTACCCTCCGGGAATGACGACGCCATCGATGGCGATGAAGGCAGAGTCCTCCTCTACCGCCGTCAACACTAGGTCGATTGCATACTGGATTCCGTCTCCCGCCGCCAGTGCTATTCCGGGGTGGTCTCCGTGCATGACAAGAACGAAGCCCGGCGTCAGTGCCAGGACCCCAACGTTGGTGATGGTCTTCGAGCCGTCGGCGATGAGCGATCCCGACCAGCGGAGGGTGTTGCTGACGGGTTGCGATCGGGTCGCGACCGATACCGTCTCTGATCCTGGACCGAACACGTCGAAGTCGCCTTTGCCCGCCACTCCGGCGCCCGTGCCCCAACGCAAGTAATGAGTCCCGGTCGCGAACTGGCCGATCAGGATATCGGCTATCCAGTCCTCTCCGGACTGCGTCAGCAGGATCATTGCAACCTCCCCGTGACCGGGTCTACCCAAGTCGCCTCGGTGATCTGAGGCCGGAAGAATACATCGGGGCGCTCGAAGAAGAGTTGCGTCCGGTTCTCGGCGATGGCCTTTTGCTTCGGCTCGCCGACCTCAAGCACCGGCGGCGGTTCCGGGGCGACGCCTTCGTCCGCCCCTCCCTTGAACATCATCCCGGTCATCCCGGATGCGAGGTAGAGGTGCCCCAGCGCTCCGACGTGCTGGACGCCGTAGTTGCCCGACAGGTCCCCGCGCCAGACCGTCCCGCGTACCGCTCCGATACCGGTTCCGGCGATCAGGTCGCCCAGCTTGGCCTGGGTCCCGAGTAGCGCCGCCTCCTCCCATGGCGGGTCGCCGCGCACCGAAAAACCGACCAAGGGCTCGGTCCCTTCCGGCTGGATAACCAGCGAGGCCGCGATCAGCGCCGCATTGTTCCCGGCCGCCGTGTCGTCCGTCTTTCCAGGGTAAATCGCCCCGGTCATGCCGATGACGTGGACGACGATGTTGTGCGGGGTCGCGGCCCCTCTCAGCGGAATGGTGATGGTCCCCGCCAGCGGCGGCTCGACGTTCGGGTCGTTCTTGTACAGGTAGTTCCGGACCGGGACCTTCGGCTGGTTCGGGTCGCCGGGGAACTCGGCCTGCGCCTGCTTCTCGCCCTCGCGCAGGCCGTACATCTGAACCGCGTCGAGCGTGACGGGCTCCAGGACCGGGTCGGAGCTAATCCCGTTCGTCGCGTGATGGGTGGCGATGAACATGACGACGCAGCGGTTCAGCGCCCAGGAGTTGAAGGCGTAGGGAATGACGATCGGAGCGCTGGTCTCCGCGTAGGCGTAGCCCTGGACGAAGTCGATCACCTAGACGATCGCCGCCGTCCACACGAACGTAGCCCCGCCCGTGCCGGGGTTCGCGGCGCAGTTGATAGTGAACTGCGTCGCCCCGACGCCGCTGATCCACACGTGGCCGGGAGCATTGGTCGGGTTGTTGGTTCCGGTCACCGAGATGTCCTCCAGTGCGGGAGTGCGTCCGAGCCCGTGGTTGACAGCGATCGAGGTGGTCCCCGATGCGATGGTCGCGGTCCCGTTGTTCTCGGTGACGAACCCTCGATTGCGCCTCACCGTCAGGCCGGAGTCGTTCTGGTTCTCGATCGGCCTACCTCCTCCGGCGATCCCGCCCATGTCGTTATCCTCGACGAGTACGGTCGCGCCCGCCGTGTTGCTGATGTTGAAGGTGACGCCCGACCCGGTGTGCCACATCCTGTTCCCGCGTATCGTGATCGCCGTCGCTCCCGCGTTGCCGATGTAGACGTGGGAGTTGATCCCCGTGCTTCCGAGCCATGGGTCCGCGAGGTCGTTGTTGATCACCGCGACCCGGTTATTGGTCGATCCCAGGACGACGCATGCGCTCTGCATGCGCGAGACCCGGTTCCCGGTGATGAGGACGTCGTCGCAGTCGTTGACCTCTATACCCATGCTCGAGTTCGCGAGGTTGCCGTCGCGGATCGTGTTGTTGGCGATGAGGACGTCGCTCTGGCCCGCGCTCAATGAGATGCCCGCCTGGAACCCGCCCGCGATCGCGTTCCCGGCGATGATGACGCGAGAACACGGCACCGTGTTCTGAGCCATGGTGATGCCGTAGGAGGTGCCTGTGGCGGAACTGCGCGTGCAGACGTTGTTCACCACCAGTCCGTCGTGGCAATCCTCGAAGATGTCGATGCAGGAATCTGCGGGGCCTGGGTTCCGACAAGTATTGTTGGCAACGACGAAGCGGTTGACTCGCGTAGCGATCTCCAGGCAATCCTGCGGCCCCCCGCTGCCGGTCATGTCCACGACGTGGTTGCCGATGAACCTCACGTCCGTGGCGTCTACGGCCTGAATGCCTTCGTAGGTGTCGTGGACGTAGCATCCTTCAGCCAGCACTCCGGTGATGGGGGTGCCGCTGGCGATGCCACGGAAGTCCACAGAGGTGCTGAGCGAGCCCGTGATCTCGGCGAATCGCAGCGCGGCGTTCGTAAGTGGGCCGAGCGCGATGATGCAGTAGGTGGCCAGGAGGTTGCCGTCCCACTTCCCGCCCTCCACGGTGATGTTGGAGTACGCCGTCGAGTTGTCACCAATCTGAAGCAGCGCAGGGGACGAGCCCGTGAACGTAGCCATCGCCTTGACGGTCGCTCCCGGAGCCAGAAGCACCTTGACGTTGCTCCCATTGAGCGAAAGCTCTGCCGTGGTCCTGTAGGTTCCAGGAGGCAGGTAAACTATCCCGCCCCCCGCCGAAACTGCGGCGGTCAGGGCGGCCTGGATTGCTCCCGTGTCATCGGTAGCGTTGTCACCCTTGGCACCGAAGGCTCGGCCGTCGAACCACGGGCGACCCCGGTGATAGGTGTCTCCGATTCGGTGGATGGCCCCAGCCCCGACGCGGTCGACAGTGACCCCGGAAGGGACGGTCCCCAGGCCGACGGCTTCTGTTCCGGGCATGAAGCTGACATGGCCATTCCCTGAGACGTATGCGTAGGCCGCGTCTCGCCCGGTCGCGTCGCCGGCGTACGGCGTAGCGAAGGTGTCTCCAGATTTCTGAGCCCAGATCGAGTTCGCCACTTACCCTCCTAGACAGGCATCGCTACGTCGCCGAATACGATGGCACCGCCGCCCGCAACGTCGATACTTCCGTAACCGCCGAGTCCTGGAACCGGGCGCTCGATGAGCGGCAAGGCGTCGTTCTCGATGCACTCGACGACCTGGTCTGTGCTGGTTCCGGCCTTCTGGATCACGCTCATGACGCGGAACGTCTTACCGATCCACGAACCGTTACTGCCACGCTTAGGATACGCGACGCCCGAGTCGTCCATGTCGGGGAAGGTGACGACGTGACCGCGTTGCAGGTCGGGCATGCGCCATGTCGCGAAACGCATGACGAGGCGCGGCTCGCGCCACCAGTTGACCAGGCGGTTACGGCCGTCTCGCGCTGTGTCCGTGTCATAAGTCGCCCGGTGTTCGCGCGTCAGGTCGCGCGTGTAGCCGTAGCTTCGGGCGCCAGCCTCAAGCAGTAGCTCGAGGTGGCCCTTATAGCAGTCGGAGACGTGGTAGGTGGCGAAGTCGCGGTCGATGCGTGGATCGAATCCGATGACATCAGAGGCGGTGTAGTGCGAGGCGCTCTCTGAGCCGTAGGTGCCGCTTGCAACCGGGACCGAGTAGGCCTGATCGAATGAGAAGGCGACGAGTTCCTCGTCGATCGCGAACTGGGACACGACCGTTGATCCGGCGACGGCGTTCGAGTGATCGAAACCGTAGGAGGCCGCAGCGGAATGAGAGTTGCCGCCGCACCAGATAGTGAAGTTCCCGCCCGCCCGAGTCAGCGTGAACTTCTGCGTCGTCCGGTTGTAGCTGACGGTCCAAGATGCGCCGCCGTCGGCTGCCTCAAGAGCGGCTTCGAGAGCCGCCGCCATCTCCTCCATCGAGTAACGCCCCGCCGGGATGGTGCAGGAGATGAAGGTGCCAATCCCGTACTTGATCTCGAAGACGTCGTTGACGTTCTCGACGATCAGGCCGCCGTATGCAGCGGACGGATTACCTGCCCCGAGTTGATCGTCGAGGAACGAGTAGAGTACCTGGAGGAACTCGGCGTCGGTGTAGTCGCCGACCGGGAGAACCTGACCGACGCCTGCGCCGATCTGCGAGCCTCCGGCCTGGCGAACCAGCACTAGCCGGTCGTTGACGTTCGCGGCGACCTTGAAGCGCTCGTCGCGTAGGCCCCGGTAGAAGTGCCCAGACGTCGAGCCATCTTGCGCGCAATGAGTCGTGTGCAAGAGCCGCTTGGCGTTTCCGTCCCAACCATACTTGACCGCGATCCCGGCCGGAACCCGCTTCGAGTCGATGTGGTCGATGTCGGGGAAGCTTCGTAGGTCGTCGAGGTATACGCCGCGCGGGTAGGCCGTGCCAGCGCCCTCGCGCCACGGCAGCCACAACATGCGGTCGCTGAAGCGATCGATAATGCAGGTGGCGAGCGATGACTCAGCCAACTCCTCCAGTGCGGTCTTTACGTCGGAGCGCTCCGCGATCTGAATCCCATGCTTGCGCGTCGTCTGCCGCCACGTCTTGTCAGTCGTTCGCGGTGATACGAAGTTGCCGTGGAGGCCCGGATCGGTCTCAATCAGGCCGCCCTGGTTGCCGAACGTCTCCAACAGGTGGCGTGCGATGTCCGGAGCGCGTTCGATCAGCGCGTTGGCCGCTCCGGTGTATGTCCCGGAAGCGTCGTCCGCGAATCCTTCTATCGTTCCGAAGAAGGGCGCATCGCTCTCGGTGTCGGCGGGGACGCCCTCGGTCTTGCCGAAGATTTGCGGGGCGTGGTCTGGGAATAGGTGCGCCGCCCTGATCTGCTCATGGCGATGGCGGCCCTTCTGGAGCTTCACCTTGGGCTTCTGCGCCGCCGTCCAGATTCTGGAGTCAGGATAGTACTGGACCTCCAGCCCGATGAAGTAGAGCCACACCTGCTGCAACGCACCGGGCACCGAGTCCCACCAAGCCAGGAGCAGGCACTCCATGAAGTTCCACGGGGAGCCGGGGAGCCCGATTGCTCCGTCCCAGTCGTTCTCGCCCGACATGATGCCGGACCCAAGGTGGAGCGCCGGCGTCGTCGATGCCGAGACGGTCTGGTTGGTCTCGAAGCCGGTCGTGAGGCTCTTGATGCCGATTTTGAAGTTGGTCAGCGCGGCCGACGACTTGTAGCCGGCGACCAGCCGCACGTTGACCGCGCGCCCCGGAGGGTTGACGGCCGGGAGGCGCCACTCCATTCGGCGCTTGTCGATGAGCGGGCTAGGCTGGTAGACGAACTTCGCGAAGGTCGACTCCTCGAACGGGTCGCCCGCGTATCGCGGGTTGTCGCAAGGGTTCGAGACTCCGGTGTTGGGGTCGGTCGGCGCGATGGGATAGAACGCCGACTTGAAGGCGTCTCCCAAAGCGAATCCGGCCCCGTTATCGTCGTTCACCAGAGCCGTCGCCTCGACCGGTACCAGCTTGTCTACGTCTCTCACCGAGTAGAGCGAGTCCGTCGAAGGGTCCTGGTGCGACTTGATCGCATGGCTCGCCACCAAGAACTTCTGCTTCTCGCCCGACCCACCACGCCCGCTATCGACACACACCGCCGGGACGCCCATCTGAATACCGAAGACGCGCTCCATGTTGTAGCCGTCGAGCGGCCCCCATGGGGCGCGCATTGGGACGCCGATCTTTCCGTAGACAACCGGGACCGCCGCGCCAAGGGACTTCTCGGGAGCGCGCGGGAAGCGATCACGAGAGATGACGATCGGCGACACCTGGCGGTTCCAGTCGTCGCGCTGGACCAGGATCACCTCGCACTCGTCTGGGCCGACCTGGTAGGTCTGCACCTGTCCGACGTACATACGCGTCAGGTCGTTCGCGTTCGTGCTGCGGAGAGGCCAAGCCATAATCTCGACCCGCGCCCCCTGCCATCGGAAGTCGGAGAACAGATTGGTGATGTTCTTGCCCGACTCCTGGAAGCCGAGCGCGGCGCGCGACGCCATCCGGAATGCCGCAGTCGCGACATCGTCCACGCCGGACGAGAATGCCGACCCTGGCGCGTCGATGTCGCCAAAGTTGGTGATCGCGGCCTCCCAGGTCCGCCCGTCAGGCGTGTCGAAGCCGGTCATCGCGAGGTGCAGCGTGCGCGTAGAAGGCTCGGAGAGGTAGACGCGGGCAAGCCATGCGACGGCCCAGTCCGACCGGCGAAGCTCGTCCAGCGCTGCCTGGGTAAAGCTCACGCCCGACTCTCCAGCACGACGGTGTGGGTCTCCAGTGCCGTCGATCCGACCGCGCGCTGAGTCGCGAACGCCGGGTCAACGTGGAAGCACTCCCGCCAAACGCCGTCCGAGTACAGCATCAACACCGTGCCACCAAGCGAGGCCAGCCAGATCGCCTTCGAGGTCGTCGCCGTCATCTCGTGAGAGAAGCGGAAGCGTCGCCGAATCGCACCGATTCCGGCCGCGAGTTCGCCGTAGGTCGTGCCACCCGAGTAGGTGGCAACCTCGGGCGCGCGGACGCGCACAATGCCCTCCTCGACCTCCATGCCCTCGCCGCCGAGGTTGAGGTACTCGGCTGCGCGGCCAAGCCACACCCGGCATGAGTAGCGTCCCGACGCCGTTATGCGGAGGCGGAACTGCTTGCAGGTGATGCTGGAGCCGAAGTCCAGCGCCTTGTCGTTGTCGGTCGGAGTCAGGCTGATGTTTCCGCGCGAGGTGAAGGTTGGCGGATAGGTCGAGCCCGTCCCGGTGAACACCTCTACGTTCGTGATCCCGACGCCGCCATTGTGCTGGCGGTTCCTGGTGATGCCGACGACGCGATACGTAGTGGATTGTCCGGCGTCGAGGTCCACATCGTGCGTCGCCGGATGCGGGCTGGCGCACTTCCAGAGCTTCTCGGGATACGGCTCCAGGATGTTCCGCATCGGAAAGTCGGCGTCCTGGCTCGGCGAGGGCGTGTTGATGATCGCGCGCGTGCCGGATGACGGAACGATGTCCGTCAGGCGGTTCCTCGTAACGACGATGATGTCGCTCACGATGCGCCCGACACTTCAAGGGTCGTCGCGTTCGCGGTCTGGAAGACGCGACGCCACGCAAAGGTTCCGTCGGCGGGCGTGCCGTCAAGGAAGTTGCCCTCGTAGTCTTGGACGAGGTACCGATCGCTCTTGTTGGCGAGCGTCGTTTTCATCACCGTGACTTCCGTGATGTCGCATGGATACTCGATGCTCAACACCTTGCCTTGTGCGCCGCGAACCTGGCCCGCAGGCTCGTAGCTGAACAGGCTTCGCGCCGGAGTCAGCATCCTCGAAACGATGCGCTCGCTGACCAGCCGCGTCCCCGGCGAGGGGTCGTCCAAAACGATGATGTTGGCGGCCTCTACCAGCCACGGGTTCCCGCTGATCTCGATCGGCGCTCCGTCGATGTCGATAGCCTGGATCTCGACCCGCCAGTAGCGCGACGACGCCGGGGTGAACTCCTTCAGGCTGTTGCCGGAAGCCGCGTTCAGGTTGAGCGAGACCGACGTCCCCGGTGGGTAACTGCTGCCGCGATACGCCTGGATCGCCAGCGTGGCAGGAATGATCGTCGGCGGATGACATCGCAGCAGGCAGAAGCCAGCGGCGCCGATGTTGACGGCTGACCCGAAGTCGTAGTCGAACTGGTAGGTCCCTCCGGCCGGGCCGAGACCGCCGCTCTGGGCACGCCACGCCATGGACGGGTCGCTGATCCGCGTGTAGCGAGTCGGCCAATCCGGATTCTCGTCGAGAGCGGGGGCGCTACCTCCCGTGCCATTCATCAACACGGTGCCGGGGCGACAAATGGCGTTCTCGGTGTAAATCTTGATTGCCACTTACCACCCCTGCGCCAAGGCCCGCCTACGCTGCGGCGCTGCGAGCGCATTGCCGATGGTCTCGAAGAAGGATACGCGATCGACCAGAACCGCGTTCCGGTTGGCCCTCGCCAACTCGCGCGACAGGTCCTGGATGGCGACACCGAACTGGCCGACGACGTCGCCGGAGCGCTTTGTAGTATCCAAGCCGCCGCCGCTGCCGGACGGAGAGAACCCTGAAGCAACCGCGATCACCGCACCGGCCGGTCCCAGTGAGAAGCCGATCAGTTTGAGGAACAGCTTGAAGATCGCCGCCGCCGCCAGTTTCGCTAGCTCCGACAGGATCGCGGAGACCATCGACTTGATGACTCCTACGATCGCCGTCCCCAGAGATTCGACTCCGTTCAGGAGCCCCAAGAAGGCCTCCTGGAGCCCGGACGCCAGGCCATCGAACGCGCCTTGCAGCAGGCCAACCTTCTCCAGGGTTACATCCGTCGCATCGATCAGCGCCTTCTTGAACGCCGCCATGGCCGCGATACCCGGCGACAACTGCTTCTCGATGTTCTCGGCTGGCTTCTCGGTCTTGAACTTCTCTGGTTCTAGCGCGCCTGTCGGCTTGATAGCGGGAAGCTCCAGCGGGGTTGCGTTGGTGTTGGCTACGAATGTCTCCAGCAACTCTCGGAACTTCTTCTTGGCCTCCTCTGCCTTGTCCGCCGCCTCCTTGGTGGCGGTCGCGGCTGCGCGCATCTTCGCGTTGAAGTCCTCAAGCTCGTCACGCTGGCCACCAAGATCGAGGACCTCGAACGGCTTCTTGTTCAGGTCGGCGATAACCTCGGCCTGCTTGGCTAGCTCCTTCGCCTCGGCCACCAACTTCTTCACGCCGTCCTTGTCCTTGCCGAGCATGTCGTTCCACACCGCGATTCCGGCCACGGATACCGCGAACAGTTGCGGCAACAGGGCCATCTTCTGGACCATCCCGCTGATGTCCTTGACGAAACCGACGACGGCCGGAGCCACCAGCGTGAGCAGCGTGTTCTTGAACACCTTCATCGAGCGATCGAGTGCGTCGAACTGATTGTCCAGGTCCTTCAGCGCCTTGATTGTGTCCTCGCTCAGCACTGCACCAGTTTTTTCGGCCTGCTCCAGGAACGTCTCAAGCTCGACGCGCCCCTTGTTCAGCACCGGGATGAGTTCGCTTCCCGCGCGCCCGAGCACCTTGATTGCCACGGCGGTCTTGTCCGGCCCGTCGGCGGATCGCGAGAATGCGTCGGCGAGTTCCAGCAACGCCTCTTTGGTGTCCTGCGTGATGATTCCGAGTTTCTTGAGGGCCGGATCGCCTTCCGAGATGGAGCGATTAAGGAAGCGCAGACCGATGTTCAGAGAGGCCTCGGCGACCCCCGCCTCCTTGAACGCAAGCTGGAGTCCCTCCAGGGCCGAGGTCGCAATGCCTGTCTTTTGCGAGAGATTGGAGAGTTGCTCGGCCTCCTTGCCGGCCTCGCGCAGGCTCTCAACTGCACCCTTCGCCGCCTCTGACAGCCCCAAGAACGCGCCCGACACTGCGGCGATGGCTCCCACGCCGAGACCTAGCCCCGCGATCTGGGTCAGCCCGCCGAGACCGCCGAGGCCGCTGGCTCCCTCGGCGGCTGTATGAATCTTGTGCAGGTCATGCAGCGCCGCGTTTACGGCCGCCGATCCGGTGTAGACCGTGTTGACTCGGTTCTCGATTACGTTCGCCACTTCAGTCCTTCCCTAGAACTCGAACGTCCTTGATCCCGGCTGCACGAGCGTCGTTGACGCGCTTCTCAAACAGCCTCGCCGACTGCAACACCCGCCTGTTGAACGTCAGCGCCGCCAGTGGTGGCCACTCCTGGTAGCCCATCTGGAGGTGCGGCGGATTCGCCCACGTCGCCATCTCCACCAGGTCCGACGCCAGCGCTCCCATCCTGAACCCCACGCTCGCCAGCTTCCCCTTGGGGTCGAAAGGCTGCGGCCGCCTCGACAGCGGCTGGCACGCCCTCCATGCTCATGTTGAGAACCGTTCTGTAGACCTCGATCTGAGTTCCAATCATCAGGTCGTGGAACCGAACTGCCCCAAGATCGCCGCCCTCGTCCCCGTCGTACACGAAGGTGTAGGACTCGCTCGAGTTGCCTACCGAGACGACGCCGAGCTTGGCGACGCGCGCATACACTCGGCGCAGTTCTTCCGAGTCCTCTCGGATTCGATCCGGATTCGTCGGATCGGCCTGGGCCTTCTGTAGCCGATCGAGGTCCTGCGCCACCGACATCGCCACGTCGGGCGGCAGGCGGCGTACACGGATGACGAGCGGCTCCTCGCCGCCCGAGTCTGTTCCGGGAATCACGATCTCCCGCGTCAGCGTCTTCAACAGCCTGTTCATTCGGCCCCCTTTTCTCGCATCCGTTCTACAGGTGATTGATCGCGGCGGTGTCCAGGTTCTTGAGGACACAGACCATGGATGAGTTGTCCCCGGTCGTGTCGTTGAACGCATCGAATGTCATGTTCATCAGTAGCGGCCCATAGCCCTCGACCGGGTTTCCGTATTCGCGCGGCTTGCATCCCTGCGACCTGAACTCGACCGAGTCGTTGACGTGCGCCAGCACCAGCTTCGGCGCGACGGTCGCGAAGCTACGAGCGTTCTGCGCCGCCAGGATGCCGATGAAGTCTGACGTGATCTGCCAGTTGGCGTCGATGTAATCGTTGCGGATCGGCTGCGCGGGAGAGAGCGAACCGAACTTGTAGCGCTCCTCGTACTTGTTGGCCAGCGTCATCGTGAGTTCGTGCATGACCTGATTGGCCTGGGTCTCGGTCGAGCCATCGAGCGTCGCCGAAGTCGATTCGTGGAACAGCCACGGGACCAGCGGCGCGAAGGCGCTGACCGACGTCGGCGTCTGGTCGAGTTGCACGTCTTTGGCGAGGATGCCGAACTCGCAGGTCAGAAGCGCGTCGTCGCCCTGCCCAGCGACGCCTCGCAGGACGAAGTCCGTCACGTAGGCGCCGATGATTCGCTTGACCCTCCCGGCGGGCATGTCGCCTTCGGACAACTCGATCACGAGGCTCGGCGGATTCGGCGCCTCTTTGTACGTGTGGGTGTAGACGCTGCTGACCGGACCCGTCGTCGCGACCGATCCATAGGCGGAGTACAACAAGCGCCCGATGCCCTGGTAGCGGCCCTCTATCAGGAACCGACCCGCATAGCCTAGGCCCCCCTGGTAGAAGCCGCGCCGCGCGACTCCCGAATAGAGACTACGGCTAGGGATGGTTCCGATGTTCGGGTCCAAGTTGCCGGAGATGATTTCCAGCTTGTACGAGCCTGCACCGGTCGGCGGACGAGAGGTCCCATCCGCAAAGGCAGTCTCGATTCCAATCGTGATGAACGACTTGTTGCCCTGTCCGACTGCCACTTGGCGCTCCCCTGCGGCCCCTATTGGTTCTTAGTCGTGACTCCAGTCCCAAATCATCCCGACTTCGATATACGCGATCGACATCCCGTCCTTCGGATTCTCGGCGTCGATAGTCGCCCCTGTGTAGGAGCGCATGACCTCTCCGCCCAGCTTGGCGTCGTCGTCATCCCGCGACAGCGCCTTCTGGACATCGTCGATGAGGTCGTTCATCTCCTTCACTCCGTCAGATACACAACGAATCCCGAGGCGTCCGGTCGTCCGGTGTTTCCCAGGTCCCCCTAGCGGCGTGTCGTCCTGGTGGACCATTTGGAGCAGGATGGCCGGACTGCTGATCATGCTAGACAACACCAATCCGTGCTCGACGAGGTTCGGCTTGGTCTTCCACGTACCTGGGTCCAAATCTGAATCGATGGACGACAGAACCAGAACGGCCTGCTCGACGATGCGGTTGACCTTCGATGTGTGGCTCATACGCCGCCGTTCGCCTTCCGCGCCTTGAGTGCCACGTCAACATCGAACAGGGCCTCAATGGCGCGCTTGCAGCGCTTCAGGCTCCGCTTGAAGACATGCCGCGCTCGCAGATGCACCGTCTGCTTGAGGATGAACAGCGGAACCAACTGTCCGCCCCTGTTGATGGCCAGGAACAGGTTGCCCTTCTTGCTCTTGAACACGAAGGCGTTCGCGTAGGATCGCGGGCTCTGCCGCATCACTCCCGCCATGGTCTGTGCTGCCGCAAGCGGTATCGCCAGCAACGGTCTGCCCTGGATGTGCGCGCCCTCTTCGTGGATGGCGGCGATCTTGGATGGCGTTCCGGTAACGCCGATGAGCACCGGCGGGTAGGACGCTTTGTGAATGACGTCGGACACGACGCTGCGGCGCAGGTGTCCGCTTCGGACTCCGAGCGCGCCGAGGGTCGGCCCAGACGTTACTCCGAAGAACGGGTGCCGTCCCTTCACGCCGTCGAGCGCGACCGTCTTGAGGTCGGTCTCCATGATGGCCGTGGCGCGCTGCATCACTCGCACCTGGCCCGGCGCACTCGCGTCATGCGAGAAGTTCTTTAGCCTGAGTTCCGCCTGCTTGACGCCTTTCTGTGTCACCGTGACGGAGATCACGACTTCCTCGCATATCTGTCGACGATCTTCTGCACGTCGGCTGGAAGGCCTTTGTCCATGAACGTCATGGAGAAGCCCTGGATCGAGACGTTGGTCCCGCGCCCGACCTTGTCCTTCCAGTCGTTGAACATGACGCTCACCAGCCGCAGGCAGGCGTTCTCGAGTTCCTGGCGCTGCTCGTCCCAGTAGCCCGTCTTGAATCCGGCGACGCAGGACAGGTGGATGTTCATCCGGCCTTCCGGGAAAACGTCGTTCGTCAGCAGGATGCGGTTCGCGCGCGAGCGCGCACCCGATACGTTGAGCGCTGTCGCGCTGCCGTCTGTGCCAATGGATGTGGCAGCGATGACTTCTGTCACCGGCCATTCGGGGACGCGAAGCTCGGACTCGCCTGATCCGTCGAGCACCATGTGGCCTGCGCCGATGAAGGTCAGCGTAACGCCGACCAGGGTCTGCTCGGCTGCAAGGTTCATCTCTGGCGCCGATGCTGATTCGGCGGTGATGAACGCGCCGTCGACAACCCCAGCGCCAGTCACCACCATGCCGTTGCGGACGTTGGCGTAGTCGGCGGTGGTCAGGACCTTCTGCTCCAACGTGGTGTCGCAGTTGGCGAGCCCGAACTGGTCCACGTAGGGACGCGCGGCGAGCTTCCTGCCAGTAGCGCCTTGAAGCACTCCCGACGCCTCATTCACGAACTGGATCAGGGCCGCGTCTACCGATTCCGCGTCGAGTTGCTCGACCTTCCCTGGACGGATGTACTCACGCGCCGCCTCTAGGGTCGAGAGCGCCCACGGCTTGAGCATGACATCCGACACAGACTACCTCCACGAAGAACGGCGGGCTTCCGCCTGACTGGTGGGGGCCGCACCCATCCCTCCAGGTTTCCGCCCGCCGAATCCCGGCTACGTCGTCTCTTCTGCTGCAGGCGCTACGGCCGCCTCTGCTACGGGGGCGTCCTCGACAATCACGAACCCATCGACGGTGCGGAGTCGCTTTGCGCAATCCTCGTGGACCTCGCACTCCTCTCCGCTAGCGAGCGCGATCGTACCCACGTTGTCACCGTCGCAGACCACCGCCGCGCCTGGACCCACGTACTTTACCTTCATCATCCCCATGGACTACCCGTCCTTCTCCGTCGCGTCCTTGACGGCCGACTTGACTGTCGCAGGCTTAGCCACCTTCTCGGCATCGGTCGCAGCCTTGTCCGCCGCCGGCACAGGTGCCGTATTCGCTGGAGCAGGCGCATCCAGCCACGTGATGCCATCGATTCCAGCGAGCCGCCTGGCTGCCTCTTCTGAGACATCCGCTACGTCGCCGGGCATCATGTTGATCGAGGCGCTCCTGGCCTCGTCGCCATCGATCAGCCTCGTCGGCCCAGCCCATCTCACCTTTGCCATGCAGCCTCCTGTGGTGCTACGAGAAGTTCCTTCCGATGCCGACGATTTTATTGGCCGCCGCTGTCGAGGAGAACAGTTCCTTGAACATGCCGCGCCAGGTGCCGCGATAGCTCACCTCGTCGGTGTCGAAGCGGTGATGGATGGTCCGCTGAACCTCGACTCCGCGACGCCGACCACGCAGGAACGCTGAGCGGCAGACGAAGAGCAGGAACGAGAAGGTGTTCGAGGCGGCGTTGGTCACCAGGCCAGTCGATGCGACATCCTCGCGTACGAAGTCCGAGAGGATGACCGGGCGTCCGCAGTACGAGGCGATCTGTCCGGGGATGAACACCCCGAGATTGCCACCCATTTGATCGAGTGTCAGGAAGCTCGGCATCAAGGCTCTGTTGATGAAGAAGTTTCCGAAGCCCTTGTGGCCGACTATCCACGCTCCCATGCTCGACCCGTACCGCCCCATCGCCTTCGGAATCTTGGGCAAGGTCGCGTCAGTGAAGGTCGCGAGGTCTTCGTTCGACATGCCTGAGATGAGCGCCGTTTTGCGCAGCCCATTCCACGCCTTGCGGGCATGGAGCAGCAGCGCCGCCGACGTCCGGGTGAAGACGCGGTTCTGGGCCTCGGCCCCCGCCGTGATGGCCGCGCTCATGGTCAGCGAGGTCGCGGACTCGACGCTGACCACGGTGCAGCCAGCCGGAGGAGCGGGTGTACCACCGCTGACGACGTCTCCCTGCTTGACCCCCGAGGTGAAGAAGTTGGCCCCGGTCGTCAGCGTCGTCGTCCCGTTCGCGGTGGTCGAGATGGTCGGAGCGTTGGCCTGCATGTCGGTGTCTTGGGCCGATCCAGTTCCGACAGTCGTGTCGCCGTTGATGATCGCATCCTCTTCACCGCGCCCGAGGGAGCGCCCGAGAACGCGAATGAAGGTCTCGGCGAAAGCGATCGCCGTGTCCTCGTCGAGTTCTGAGCTAACTCCCTGCATGAACACCGCGAGCTTCACGGCGGTCAGCGTTGCCTTGTTGGCTCCGGCATCCGTCGCGGGGATCGCGCCGTTCTCCGGAGTGAACTTGGCGATCGGATCGAAGTCGATGATCGGTGGCTCCCAGGTCTTCGACGGCATGTCGAACACCTCGAAGAGGCGCGCCACGACAAGCTCGGGCGTAACGTACTGCATGAGACGGCTGCTCATGGTCGAAGGCACCCAGTTGCCGCCCTCGGCAGCAGTCCCGGTGTCCATGTCGCGCTTGACCATCTCGACAAGGCGCTCCCAATGACGCCACAGCTTGAGGCTGCGCATTTCGGCCATCTTGCTGCCGCGCCCGAGGAGCAGGCTCGCCACCAGGAGTTCGTCGTTGGTCTGTTGCAAGTCGCGCTGTAGGTCGGCGACGTAGCTACTGCGACGTGCACGCGCGATCGGCTCACGGTCCATGCCCTCCATCTCTTCGACGGATAGCTGGAGCAGGTTGTGCATCAGTCGATCGCGCGGATCGTCCGAAACCAGCGGCATCCGCACCTGGATGGGTTGTCGCTCGACGATTGCGAGCTTCGAGAAGGCGGCAATCTCTGCTACTCGCGTTTGAATCTGGAGTTGCTCTTCGGGAGTGCTGCCGCCGTCCCGAGCCGCGACCTTGTCGGAGAACTCGCGCAGGTCGTGGAGGCGCTTGGACACGCTCTCCAAGGCGTTGCGCTCCTCCAGAAGCTCGATCATCTGGCCCTCCAAGGCCGAGAGGTGAAGGCGTATGGCGGAGGGCCGAAGCCCCCCGCCGTTGCCGTGATGACTTACGAGAAGTTGCGGCCGACGCCAACCGACCGATTGGCTGAGCCCGCACCGACGGGGTACAGGTCGCGCCAGTGGCCACGCCACGTTCCCGTGTACTCGATCTCGTCCGTGTCGAAGCGATGTTCGCTCGAACGCTGGACCGTGATGTCGCGCCGACGCCCAAGAGCGAAGGCGGTCCTGTTGAAGAGTTGAAGTGTCGAGAGGGTGTTCGGACCGCCCGTGGTATTGACGCCGGTCGATGCGACGTCGTCGCGGACGAACTCCGACAGGATGACCGGAGAGCCTGCGATCTGGGCGACTTCGCCCGTCATGATCGTGGCGCCGGGGCCATACTTCTCGATCGTCAGCACCGCCGACGCCTGTGACGCCTGGGAGAGCGTGAGAATCTTGATGTAGCCGACGAGGTTGACCAGCCACACCAGATCGCGCGCGAACAGGCCGAACATGTTGCCGCCGGAGCCGCCCTTCATCGCCGCGCGGATTCCGAGAAGGTTCTCGATGTTGAAGGTCGAGATGTCCTTGTTCGGCATTCCGGACACCAACGAGAACTTCCGCAGGCCGTCCCACGAGCCACGACGGTCGGTCGCGTAGCCTGAGTTCTGGGCCTGCTGGAGGTCGAAGTCCTGCGCTCCGGTACCGCCAGCCGTGATCAGCGAGTCACCGTTGATGATCGAGTCCTCGATGCCGCGCCCAGTTCCTGCTGCGATCTTCTGCATGATGCGCGGCTCCAGTGCGATCGCCGCGTCTTCGATGACTTCGGTGCTAGCGACCACGCGAAGGCCGAGCTTGGTCGCGGTGAACGTGACCTTGGCGGTTGCGATGTCCTGCTGACCAATCGACCCCGTTTCCGGCACCTTGAAGGCCACCGGGTCGGCACCGAACAGCGGGTAGTCGAAGATTTTGTTCGGCATGTCCACGACCTCGAACAGGCCTGCGACCTGAAGCTCCGGCTGGATCAGTTCCGCGAGTCGCTGTGAAAGCTGAGTCGGAATCCAGGCGCCACCCGCCGCCGCCGTCGAGGTCGTCATTCCGAGTCGCTCGAACTGGCCGACCGTTCGTTCCCACTCCTTCCAGGCCTTCGGGCAGCCACGCTTCATGCGCTCGACCGGGTCGGTCGATGAGCGTGCGTAGGCCGTGCGCCCGTTTCCGGTCATCACCAGGTCGGCGATGTAGAGTTGGTCGTTGGCGCGATGGAAGTCGCGAATCGCTCGCTCGCTGACGCTTTCGACCGCCCGCGCGATTCGCTGCACCGGAGAGTTGTCGAGCGACCGATAGGCCGCTCCATAGCGAAGCTCGTCCGGAGACAGGCTCGCCAACACATAGTAGGCTGGCGAGGTACGTTTCTCGTCCGGCACGATGTGCTCTGCAAGCAGCAGCGGCTCCATCGCGTCGAAGTCCGTCGCACCACCACTGCGACCAGCCGCCTTGGCGATCTTGTCGGTCTCGACGAGTTGCGCCTGCATCGTCTTGATGTCGTCGGCCATCTGCCGCTGGATGTCCGGATCGACCGTGCCGTCGCGCTTGCACAAATACGCGATGCGCTCGTGAATCTCGTTGACCTTGGCCACCAACTCGTCGGCCGTGATCTTTCGGTCGGTCGGCAGGCCGCCGACCTCCGCGAACGTCCTCTTCTCGACCTTCGTCTCCATAGCTCGGTTCGCCTCTCGCTGGGGCTAGCTTGTCGCGTACGGCCCTTCGGTGGACGGGGACAGCGTCTTACTCGGCGGTCGCGAACACCTCCTCCAGCGAGGTCGCCCGCTTCGGGTCCTGGCGCTTGCACAGACGCACCTTCACGCCTGCATCGATGTCCTTGAAGCGCTCCGACCCGTCGGATACTTCAGTGTCGGGCCATTGCTTGAAGCGGATGTAGTCATTGCCGTTGTCGTCCATCATCGACGCGCGGAACTCGTGGGCGCGGACCCAACGCTTGGCTGCGTCGGCGTCCTGGAATCGGCTGCGCGCACACAGCACCGTCTGCACCTCGTTGCGAAGCTGTCGCAGGCTGACGATCGACTGGAAGTCCGGCACTCCTGCGACGAACCCGCGCTTGAGGTCCTTGATCACAGGCTCCTCGAGGTCGTCGGCCGCCAGGAACTCGTCGAGCGACAGCGACTTCTTGATGCCGCCTAGCATGCGTGAGCCCGGATCAGGCGTGAACATGCTGGTGTCCTTCTGTCCACCAGCGAACACCAGCGAGCCTTCGAGCACCGTGGTCACATCCGAGAACTCGTAGTCGCAGAGTCCTTCCTCGTAAAGCTCGCCAGGGACGTGCGGGCAGCGGTTGTGGTCGTTGATCGGGTTCATGCACAGAGCGCAGGTGGCGTTCAGGCAGCGCCAACCGACTGACACCTCCTGGTAGATGCCGCCATCGATCCTTCGGGCGATCGCATCGCCCTCTTCGTCTCGTGCGAGCGTGTAGAACAGCCCCTTGACCCAGTAGTTGTCGCGCTTGGGCCGTTGCAGGTCGTCGCGGAACACGCGCTCGGCCGCGAAGAAGCGGCCCACCGGGGCCTGGCTGTAGTCGTGGCCGACCATCACCGGGCGTCCCGGCAACATCTCGGCGATCTCGTCCAACGCCGACAGCGTGAAGCGACTCATGTAGTAGTCGCGCTCGCTGTTGCAGAGCCACATCCCGCGAACATGGACCTCGTCCGACTGGAGTTCGTTGTTGCGAGCGATCGCGCGAATCTTTCCGATGTACCGCTCCGCCAGCACCCGCGCTCCGCGTGAACCGTCCACGCCGCGAGCCGGATCAAGATCGAGGCCGTTGACCGTATCGGCAGCGCGCCTCGCAATGAACGACTTCATCGCTGCACCTCCATCGGCCTGACTCGCATCTCCGTCCTACAGTTGGGACAGGCCTGCTTGAGAACATTCGCGACGGCGACGAACTGGTGCTTGCACTCCGGGCAGGTCAACAGATTGGACCTCATGCGACCGGTCGGCACCGGCGAGCCCGGAATGCGGTGACCCAGGTCGTTGTGCATTTACTGCTTGTCGCACCAGATGAGCAGCAGCGAATCGCCCGTGGTGTTGGTCGTCGATAGCTGGACGTTGCCAGCCGACGTGATCGCGACTTCCGCCGTGACATCCGCCATGGTGATGTTGGCCGCCGTCGCATCGCGGTCGAGCCGCAGGCAGAACATGAGGACGTCGTCCGTCGCAATGCCCGACACCGCGATGTTCGTGTTCGCCGTCGTCCCGGCCAGTACGTTGAACTTCATGCGGCTGAGTTGGCTCAGGACTTCCAGGTATCCACCGGTCCCAGGGCTCTGAATGCTGGTCAGCGGGGTCATTTCAGTAGCTCCTCCAGAGTGACGCCGTTCTTCACGCGGACCTTGCCGTTACCATTAACGTGCGGCCTGCCGTTCAAGAGTTCTTCGACTGACTGCCTACGCTTCCGCTTGCGACTCCTCGCGTTGATCACCGGCAGCATGGTGCAGCGACAGTTGGCGGCGAGGTCCGGAGGCAGCGATGGCGCCCCAGGGTACTCTGCCTCCCACACCTGCCCGTTGTCGTCCGTGAGGGTGAACGTGTCGTCCACGGTGACCACCTGACCATCGGCCTCCGCATGCGCATCCCGCACCGCGTCATCGTGAGCCGAGAGCCATTCCTTGCCGTCGATGCCGCTGACTTCGTAGCCCTCGTTCGTCGCGAAGTTGTATGCGGCAGCGGTCTCTGTGCGCGCAATCACCGCCGCGCCCCCAATCCTGCGGTCTCCGTAAACCTCTCGCACGCGCGCGACGAGTTCGTTGAGGCCTTCATCGTTCGCGAGCCCATCACCGAGCGCGTCGCGCAACTTCGCCCTGGTGGTGTTGTTGACCATCGTCACCATGCGCGCGGCCTTGTTCCGGATGAACTGGTCGGCGCGCTCGTTGAAAACGCTGAAGGCGACCTCGGGTGCTAGCTCCTCAACGACCTCAGCGCCACGCTCGTCGACGATGGCACGGATCAGGTTGCGGATTAGCTCGCGGTCGCCCTCGGCATCTTCAAGGAGTTGGTCCAGATCGATGACGCGCTGGAAATCTCGGACGCCTTGCTCGCGCAGCCGCTCGACCACGCGCTGCTCCTGCCGCTGGAAATAGGGAGCGAGGCCCCTGCGGAACATGCGCTCATGGCGTTGCAGATCGCGGTTCGCCAGTTTTCGCATGCGATTGCGACTCTCCTGCTGAGCCGGGTCGCTGGTGCCGTCTGCCTTGTCGGGTCCCCCTGGCGCCGCGTCCGCCGCAGGCAACTGCTGCGGCACCTCGCTCGCCGGGGACAGTGTGTACGGCACCAGCAACTCGCCATCTTGGGGCTCGGCGGGCAGGCCCATGCGCATGCGCGCCTCTTCGACCGTGAGGATCGGTGCGCCTGTCGCCTCTGAGTAGGCCTTCACCTGCGTCAGAAAGACTTCCTGGTAGGGAAGGATTCCGGTGAAGTCGAACTCGGCGACCACGCGCGGCCCGAACTGCGGACACAGGAACTCGTTGAGCATCCGCTCGATGCGCTCGGTGCGCGGCTTGATGCACTGTTCGTAGTACATCAGCCAGTCAACGTCGGCACCGTCTGAGCCTAGGGCGCCGCCGCGCTTGATTCCGAAGACCGTCGGCGGGATGCGGAAGATGCGGAGGATTTGCTCGGTCGTCCGCTCGGCCGCGCCGCCGTAGTCCATCTCCTGCTGAGTCAGGCCCGCTCGCTGGAACTCGAGCCCGCTCATAAGGAGGACGGGATCCCATGACCGCTCGACGCCTTGCGCCTGCTTCTTCAGATCGTTGATCAGGGCCTCGCGGTCCTCATCTGAGAGCGCGTCCTTGGTCGAGTAGTACCCGGCCGCAACCGCGCCCTTCTTGAAGAACTCGTTCTGCCAGCGCGATGCGTTGTACTGCGTCTCCCAGGCGATGCGGCCGACACCGACAGTCGAGATGCCGAGACCGGTGTTGTCCATGTTCGGCGTGTAGTTCTTGAACCAGATGACCTGGTCCGCCGGGATGAGCACGCGCTGCGCGGTGCCGATCCAGTACTCGAATGCGCGTGCCGCTCCGGTGGGGCCCAGCACCGGACGCACCTGATTGCCGGGGAGCACGTATAGCTCGACCGGCTTGCCCGTGCCCATCTTGTCGGTGAAGAGGTATGAGTTGCCCCAAATCTCCATGCCAGCGGAAATTTCTTCCTTGATCTCGAAGTCGGTCTGGTGGCCGTTGGCCTTAGACCAAAGATCGGTGATGGTCCCCGGAAGGCGCTCGATCTCGTCGCGCCGCGATCGGTCCGAGTTCTCGATGTAGAACTTGAGCGGCAGCTTGCCGATCTCCTCGCGGATGATCGTGACGCAGGCGTAGACATCCGGGACCATCATGTACGCGAAGGGATAGTCGAGGCTTTGCGCAGGCAACTGCGAGGGGTGGCCCATGACCCAGGACGGGACCATGGTGAACGCGCGCTTGCGGCCCGCGGGTGCGAGCGCAGTCGATTCGATCGACTTCTTTACGCGCCGATCAGCGGAGCGGCAGGACTTGAGGCAGTCCTCGTAAGACATCCGCGCGGGTGAAGACGACGTCCGTTTCGCCACGCGGCCAGTGCATATCAGAAACCGGGCCGCACTTCCAAGGACTTATTCTGCCCTGGCTCGGTGGCGCCAGAAACTCCATGGACGCCATCGCGGACACCACAGGTGACCGAATACTTCAACGAGGTTGAGCGCCCCACACGAGCAGAGAGGCACGTCCTTGTTCCTGATCATTAGGCCCCGCCGCGATCTCCTGCCGGGATATGGAAAGACGCGCTTGGCCAAGTCGGAGTGGTACAGCCGACAGACCTCTTCCCACAGATGGAGCCTCATGGCTTGCGAAGGCCTCGGAGCACACGCTCGGACTTGTCGAGCACGTAAATCGCCACCAGTTCGTGAGCGAAGGCAAATGCTTGCGCTGCGGGGCTGGACTTGAACGAGCCCATGATCTGGCCTTCAAGGCTGAGGATCACATGGAGGACCTTCGGCGGCTTCGCCTGAGGCGGCACCCAGTAGCCTTTGACCTGCTTGTCAGCCTTCTTCTTGGCGCTCTTCTTCATCTTCGGCCCCCGTTTGGAATGTCTGCGTCAGCGAATGCTCTTCTTCCTACGTATGAACAATCCTCGCGCCGGGATCGCGATCGGACGCCGCTGGCCCTGGTAGACGCCGTTGTGTGACGGAGTCTCGATCGTCGCACCCGGAGTCGCCGGCTTGCGTTTGCAATCCGCCGAGTTGTGGCCCCACCGCCTGCACTTCGGACACCATCCGTTCCATGACAACCAGCGCCTCCTGCGGCCCCCCACCTGTGTGCCGATTGCCTACTTTCCGACTGCTCGCTGCGCCCTGCGATACGACTCTTCCCAGCTATCGGTTCTTGCCAGTGCATGGCGTTCGCGACGGCCGACGTCGCCTCGTTCGGTCTTCAGGTCCCAGCCAACCTCGCACCGTCCCGAGACCCTCTCGGCATAGGCCTCGCGCCTAGCGATCGATGGCAGCAGGCGCCGCATCTTCTTGAGGCAGGTAGTTCTGGTCATAGGGTGATCCGCCTCATCTGCACGTCGCGTAGCGGGATGATGTTCCCCGACTCGACCTCGTCGAACTCGGCGCTGCGGACGACGACCTCCAGGACGTCCGGATAGCTCCATGTCTCCGGATTGATGCGGATGATCTCGGCGTCGGCTGGCAGGTCGGTCTCGACGCGCTCTCCGGCACGCATCATGCCGCCCTTGAGAATCTGCTCCAGTAGTTGGAAGGCGATCTTGATGCGGACGAGACGCATACGGTTGGGGACGGCCGTCATCGGATCGCCTCGTCCCGCGCCTCAAGCCACGCCTTCCTGGTCCTGACGAAGAAGAACGACCCATCGGTGCTGCGCTCGTACTCGGCGATCATCATGCAGTCCGCATCGACCGGGATGTTGTAGCGGCGAGCAGCGGGATTGACTTCGAGCCACTGGCCTCCGATCGGCCCGTCGCGAAACAGGGCCTTGCGGATGACCCTCGGCTTATACGCGACCTCGTCCTCGCGCCCCACGAGCCAGTCGAGCAACCTATTCCACCATCGGCGGCTTGGCATCGGCCTTGACCCTCCACCATGTGTTGCAGGACAGACATCTCCAGGTCTTCCATACTCCGTCGCGGCTGAGCGTGGACAGCAACTCGTCGTCATCACCGCACCCAGGGCAGGCGCGCGGGCGATGCTTCCTCATCCACTTCCGAATCTCGACCTCATACGTTGAATCGGACAGCATGCTCATGTCGGCCGCCTGAACGAGACGCGGGAGGCGAGCCACGCCGTGAGGGCGCACAGGCCGACGAGGCCGAGACCGATCAGCGTGCCGACGAGGTCCATGCGGACCTTGTACTGGTAGACGGCGGCGGCGATGGAGTCGGCCGGGGTCACTGGGTGTCCTTGAGCGTCTGCAGCCAGTCGCTGATTGCTTCCCGGTCTGGCGCTGGGTCATCGGGGAAGGTGCAATAGACGGTCGCCTCGGGCAGCATGTTCGCGATGTTCTCGCGGTCCTTCCGGGTCAGCACGACGGCAATGACGCTCTCCGGCCCGTACAAGACCGTCCCGTGATCAGACTTGACGGCAATCTTCATCGGCGCTCGACCTCAATCACCAAGTACCGGCCGTCCTCGGCTGCGCGAAACGTGATGGCCTTGATGGATGGGTCGGCGACGTCCGTCGCCCAATGCGCGTAGGCTACCCGGAAGTCCCCGTCGCGCTCAAACTGTGCAGGCAACCCGAGGGCTGCCTGGAAGAAGGCGACGAAGTTCTCGGGCGGCGTTTTGATCTGAATCCACGGCCCCTGCTCGCTGGATGGACCGGCCGCGCACCCATGGAAGATGTCGTCCTCGACCTTCTCGCGTTTGAGACGCATGGCGTATGAGGAGCCTAGCTCCCCTGGGCGTTGCACCGGCGGGAGGGCGTTGCCGAAGATCGACGATGCGGTCTGTTGCTTGTCCTGGTCGTTCATCGCGTCCTCCAGGTAGACGCCATCGCGCAGGAGCGCGACACGTGAGAACATGCGGCCCTCCTGCTCCTGCACGGTCTCTCGCGTGACCTCGACCCCGTTGACCTTCATCGCGCCACCGACGGTCGGTTCTTGTTCTTCAAGGTGTCGAACAGGTACGCGAGCGCATCGAAGCCGTGATCGTTCTCTTTCACGGGTCCTTCGCGCTGGCGCGTGACGAGTGACGTGTGCTGCGTGGTCGGGTAGTGGAGTTGCGGCATCTCCTCCTCCGTGCAGGTCGGCTTGTCGTCATGCAGCAGCGATTGGTCCTGCTCTACGAGCGCGCCTTGGACCAGCCGAATGCGTCCCTCCGAGAGCAGATCGTACACCGTCTGAACCGCGCTCTCGATCTCTTTCCGCGCGGGATAGGTGATGATCCGGTGCGGCGACTGAGCGAGTATCTCGCGCTCGCCCAGGTCATGGTCGGCGACCGAGTACGAGAATGGGAGTCGTAGCGGCGGAGCGATCGCCTCGCGCTCGCAGGCGGCAACCAGGACGGCCAGTTCTTTTTCTTCCTCGGCCCTGATCTTGGCTTTGTGATCCGGCACCGTCCGGTGGCTCATGTACATCTCCCGGTAGCGCCAGAACACATTGTCGTGATCGCGCGCCCACCACTGGCAGACGAAAGGATTATTGAATCCGAAGTCGAAGCTCCGGAAGCGCGGCCAGTTGTGTGGCGGATAGCCTCCCCATCGCTCCCACTCTGGCGGACGTGGCGGACAATGCACGTTCGGATTCCACACATCTCCGAAGACGATGCCTTCGTAGCTCGTCCACTGGCCCAGAACGTAGCGCGCGTGATAGCGGCCCTTGAACCTGGCCAGCCTGGCGAGGTAGGCGTTTGACAGGTTCTCCATGTTGTCGAGCGGACCAGCCAGGATAGTCTCGGACACGAGCGTGCCCTTCGGGACGACCACGCCGTTGGGGAGCTTCAGGTCCTCGTTGCTGTAGGTCTTGTGCGAGTACGTTGGATTGAACTTCCTGAACAGCCAGTGCGACGGCGAGTCGGGGTTACACGCACCCTTGATCGACTGATAGTCGCCCGCCTTGTTGCGTAACCGCCCGGCCGCGGCGAGCCACTCGTCCTCCTCGATCTCTTCGCACTGGTCTACGAGAATCAGGTCGAACTCACCGGACTTGAGCTTGAACGGCTCGTCCAATCCTACGCAGATGATCTGGGAGCCGTTCGGATAGTGCAGCGTGCTGCCACCTTCGGCAGACTTCTGCCATCCGACGGCTGCATGCGAGGGGCTGATCGTTTGCTCCAGGAGAATCCGAAGCGTCGTCAGCCCTAGGTCCACGCGGCGCTTGCGCGCCATGATTACGCGGGCGTCGTCGAAGAGGCGGCAGTAGATGTCCCCGGACTCGGTAAGCGTCCGGCTCTTGGAGCTACCGTAGCGCCCCGAGTACAGCACCTCGGGTGCGCGGCTCAGGATCGCCTGGCACTGCGCCCAACTGCCGCCCTTGAAGTAGGCGCCGGGCGGCGCGAGTTGGGGATCGAGTACCTCGACCGTCACGCCCGCGCCTTCTTCTTCGCACGCCTCTTCTCGATCGCGATCCCGGCCTGGAAGCCGCAGTACCACATGCCGATCAGACTCACGATCAGGCAGTAGAAGTCGAGCAAGGCTCCTCGATGGTTAGCGATTCGGTTGGGTTATTCGTGAGCAAGGCCGAAAGTCCGAGGGGCCCAGCCTCTCCACATCGCGCGTTCTCCACGTCCGCCAGGACTCGCCGATGCGGTAGTGTGAGCCCCTCGCTACAACGTGAGTCATTTCAGGCATCTGGCACCTCGAGCTAGTTCAGGTGGCCCGATCCGTTTCCTTCGATGGGCGGCTCGGCTGGCGGCGCGCTCGGCGGCGGGCTCTCGGCGTAGGTCAGGTCTACGAGCTTGGGCGGGTCATCTGACTTCAGGTTCATGGCCACAGCTTGCTGCCTCGGGGATCCTTGGCGGTCTTCCATGTCGACCACGATCTTGTCCAGGTTGCCTGCGGCTAGAATCCTGTCCTTCATCGTGTTGCGGGAATTGTCCATCTCGTATTCCAGGAACTCCCTGATCTTGTCTCGCAGCCTGCGCGCCGCGACGACGTCCCATTCACCGCCTTCTGCCCGTATCTCGTTGCGCGCCTCGTCCTTTAGGCGGTTGATGGCGCGGACGCCGGTCTTGGAACCGCTACCACGCGGCCGCCCGCCTTTCTTTCCGTTCTCGCGTGCGGCGTTGATCTGTGCCTGGGTTTTAGGTCTGATCACGTCGGCATCTTACTCTCGGCCTGGGTTTCCTCAAGAGGAGAGTCGCAGGCACCACTCGACAACCCACGCCAGGAACCAGCGCAGGGCTTCGGGCACCGCGAACAGCAGGAGCAGTCCTATCGCTATGATCGCGCCCACCTTCCACCACGGCGGCAGCCCGACGTCGATGCTGGTGTGAGAGGCGACCTTCGATACTACGGCGCGGCCGGGGATTCCGGTTCCGACGACTACCATGCCCTTGCGGACGCGGAACCCTTCGGTCGATGTTACTCGAAGCATTAGGCACCTCCACTTACAAGAGCGGCGGCTGTTTCATCACCGAGGAAGGAGTTCGGCATCACAGGGTCTCCCTGCGCATCATGGCCTCCGCTCATTTCACATCCCAGCCCTGGCTAGTCTTTCGAAGGTCGCCTCGAAGTCGTGTAGCTCTCTCGCTACGTAAGCGCGTACCGGCAGCCTCTTGTCGAACTCGGAGGCGCCGAGTCCTTCGCCGATCAGGCAGTCGTCCCACTCGATGAACTCGTGGCCGTAAGCCCAGCCGACGATGTTGCCGTATGGCGGATCACAGCGAACGAGTAGATACTTCTGGTGTGGCTTGTGCTTGTGGGTCAGGTGCGCGGGTACGATCAGACGCCCGAGTCGGTGTGGGGTTGCCTTGATCTCCCACTCTCCAACGTCGGGGCCTTCGGTGTTCTCCATGAAGCCGTCCTCGGGGCCATGGACAACGCAGCGAATGGCTGAGCCTTCCACCTTCGCGACGCCGACCTCTGCGAACGCCCCCCATGCGTGGACGCAGAGATCGGACTTGCCGGGATCGACCTTGTACGTCGTGCGTTTGTTGTGAGCATTCTCGGCCTGTCGCCCGCGCGCGATCTCTCTGGCCTGTTGGGTCTCTTCGTCGGTGAGGCGGAACGTCACGCTCATGCTACGCCTTGGTTGGTAGTGCGAATGTCTTGGAGCCGTTGACCCAGCCTTCCTGGAAATCTCTATCGCTCATCCTGGGTGGGCTGACCAGCCTCGCCACTACTCTCACATCGCTCCAGTCCATGTTGTTGGAGGCCCAGTCGGCGATCTCGGAGGGCATATCATTGAACATCGGCAACGTATCCTCTTCCAGGCTGCGCTCGAGGTCGTTGCCGAACTCTCCAGCGTAGTAGGCCGCGCGGTGGCGGGCGATAGCTTTTACCGGGACGCCCCACACGGATCCGTCGGGCATCGTTATGTGCATCTCCATCTCCATCGACTTGCTCATGGAGCCCTCCAGGAATGCCCGTTCCATGCCCCGCCGCAGGCTAGGATCATGGCCTGAACAGCGCCGGCAATCCTTCGATGTGATGCCGGGGATGGATGGCGCCAATACTCCTCGACGCAGCGGCGGAGCCCGCGCTCGACGTGATCTGGATCGCCGCGTCGCAGGTCGGCGTCCTGCTGCAGGTCGCGAAGTGACTTCATGGTCCGAACCACTTCCGGCCGAGGCGCTCGAAGAAGTCCATTGGCGCTGTGATGAAATGGTCGAAGAGCCGCGACCAGATCGGGACCGTGACGATAAACACCCAGCATCCGGCGAGTATTTCGATCGCCTCCAAGACGTGCGTTAGAACGGCCATTTGCCGAGCCATATCCACCACCACTGAAGCCACCACTCGTCCCAGTTCCAGCGCCAGGGGATCACGACCAGTACCTCCCTTCGAGCGGAGCGAAGTCATCCGGATACTTCTCGAACCTCGTACACGCCAGACCGGTGCGTGATCTTTCCTCCTCGGTCGTCGGGCGGGTCGGGTAGGTCGGGGTACGGGCATTCAGGAGGACGGTCCTTCCATCGTGGAAGTGAACCGTAATGGATTCATCGATGACGAGGGCCGTGACGTTGACGGGAACGGCCTCGGGGTCGCTCCACCCAGGCGCTGCGAGGCCCGGTGAGTCGCTACCAGCGCGGCTCACTTCCCCTCCTGGCCCGCTGACCCGGTACTGACTCGGCGAAGGCGTTCAAGCGCGGCCTCGAATCCGCAGTTGCAAGAGCCTTGGTTATCGCCACACTCCTCGGTGCATCGTCCCCAATGCTCAAGCTCAACCACGTTCTCTCTGAGGGCGCGGCTCAACTCCTCGATGCGGGCTCTGGAGTCACGGAGGTCGAGCATGAGTAGCTCGAACTCCGCAGTTGGTACGGGGTATCCTTGGCGTTCCGGGCTGTCAATGTAGACGAATATATTGGCCAACCTCTCGTCACTGACTCGCGGCTTCCGTAGGTCAGTCATCGGTCCCCCAGAGAGCGGATGCGAAGCACAAGATCAGGCAACGGATGCAGCGTGCCGACGCCCTCGCAGGTCGGGCAATCCTTCATCGCCTCGGTGTGCCCGGCCCCGTAGCAGTCAGGACAGGCGCACAGTTGGATGAGGTCCGCACACCGTTCCCTCTCCTGCTCTCGGCCCTGCTGGACCAGCATCGCGGCGAGGCTCGTAGGCGAGGTCTGCGGGTTGTGCATGATCTCTTCGATGGCATCGGTTCGGCCCTGCTCTCGGCTCTCAGCGATGAGCCCGGCGAGCAGTGGGACAGCCTTCGATTGGTCACTCGCGAGGCAGGCATCTCCACCGGGGCCGTCCAACCACTCAGCGGCTTTCTGGAGGTCGGTTGCGCTGGGCTGGGTCAAACCGTCACCTCCGTTGCGGCGGAGTAGACCTTGAAACGGCGCTTCACGGAGTGCCGGTTGTCGTAGTGGGCGTTACGCTCTTTGGCGTCGGACACGCACCAGTCCCTGTTGGCGCTCGCCTCGACGATGACCGGAAGCGGGCGATATTCCATGTCCACGACTACCCAGCAGCGGAGTCTCATCTCTCCCTACCTTTCTCTCCGGGGGCTGCCAGTTCGTAGCGAGCCACGCGGAACGAGTCGCCCCGCTGTTCATCATCGTTGAACATGGTGAGCCGGGCGGCCTCCTTCTCGGCGTCCTTGCGGAGATTGAAAGCCTCCTCCACGTCACCGAAGGAGTTGACCACGGCGTAGATGCGCTTCGGCAGCGGGCGCTCACTCACCTGGGCGGCTCCTTCTCTGGGGCGACCCCGCCCACCTCGGTCACGAACTTTTGGACGTCTCCGTACAGCGGAAGGCGAGTCCCGCCCTCTAGGATGACCTCGAACGAGCCACCCCCGTTCTTGTGGTCCCTGACTGCCACCACGGCACTTGGCCTGACCCATACCTCCTTGCCGGTGTTCCACTCTGTGCGGCGGATCATCGCGGGCTCTCCGTGGGTGCTGGCCCCTCGGGGGTGACTGGCTCCGCGTGAGTCGGATGCGCGGCCCCCGCTACGGCATGTAGCCCGGCTCCACGGCTTTCCTCTGGGCGCGGGACATCTCCCTCAGTTCTTCGGGGTCTATCTGGCATCACCTCCTCTGAGTGGGGCGTCTCTCCTGACGTTGCGGCGAGGGCGGCATGTGCCCCAGCGATTGCGGCCGCCTTGATGTTCTTCCGTAGCCCGCCGGGTGCGCTTTCAAGCTCCCGCGTCACTTCGGCGAGCGAAGTGCGGAGGGTCTGCACCTGGGCGGCGAGCCCCTCGATTCGGGTTAGTGCGGCGTCGTGCTCGGCTACGAGGCGAGCGTTGGCGCTCCTCAGCGGGCGCCCGTTCACGGTTCTTTGTCCGCGCTTCCGGCGGTCAGTCATGGGTGTCCTCTAGCGTCTCGCCCTCGGCAGGCTTGGGGCGTACCACTTCAGCGCGCAACGAGTCGGCTGTTGCAACAGCAACCGCCCACCGCTCGTCCGCTTTCTCTTGTAGTTCCTTCAGTTGAGCGGCCAGACCATCCTTCTCCCGAATGCATTGCTCGCCGAGTTCGCGCTGTGCTTGGACCTGACAGGCCAGCCGCCACCCTGCCACGACTTGCTCTTCCAGCATGTCGTCTAACTTCTGGACTTCAGCGGCCAGAGCCTCGCACTTGTCAGCCCATCCGTCAGTTTCGTCTGCTGGTCCCATCACGGGGCCTTCAAGTCTGGGGCGAGAGCGCGGAGAGCACTGGAAGCGGCACAAGACGAGTGGTGCGGGCGATGGTGTTCGTGTGCCCCACAATCACACCCCAACCGTAGCAGCGCCTCCCTCAGTTCCCGGATGGTGGCCTCGGCGGCTTCGGCGCGTTCTTGGTAGTTCTTCATCAAGCCGTACATGGCCTCATTCCTCGCCACGGTCGCATCGCGTAGACCCATCGCCTCATCCCGTTCCCGCTCGGCGCTAAACAGCGCCCTCATGCGTTCCATCTCGCCATAGGAGAAGTAGCGGTCAACGTAACCCGAATCCCCGTCGGCGTATCCCATGTGCTCGAAGAGCCCCGCCAACTCGGCATCGGTGCGACACTTCCCCCACTCCGGGCACGAGTCCAAGCTGGTGTGCTTCGCTAGTTTCTGAAACCGCTGTGCTTCCCGCTCGGCGCTCTGACGTAGCTTGATCTCCTCCATTTGGGCATCGAGGATGACCTGGTAGTTCTGCTCGGCGCTCTGACGGGCGAGACGTTCGGCGCGGATGACCTCAATGCACGCTGAAATGGACTGCACCACGTCCCCCTTGTTGCGGACCGAGTGCCACTTGAAGATATCGTCGGGTTCGGCTGACACCAGCCAATCAACGTGCTGATCGGAGTACGGGAGCGCCTTGGGCTGGTCGGTCACGGTTGCCACTCGGGATGTTTAGTCGCCATGTGTCTCTCGAGTTCACGGAAGCTACGGTTGCAGCATGGACACACGCCGTTCTTGACGCGGTTCTTTACGCGGGTGAGTGCGCCACGTGTTCCGCGCAGGGAAAGCTCGGCCTTCAACGCGGCGTCTCGCTGACGCCGCGCGTCTTCCTTGGCCCACTTCAACTCTTCGCGCAACCTGTCGGCGTCGGTCTTGCCGTTGAACACCAGCACGTGACCGTTGGGACAGTAGAATCTGGCGTGGTCGGCGCGGCGCTTCTCTTCCCAGTGGTGCGGCACCGCGAAGACTATTCCGCACATCGCGCATGTGATGACGCCTGCGCCGATGTCGAGCGTCTTGGAATCGGCATCGTAGGTCATCGGTGATACCTCGCGATGAGCGCCGCTACGAAAGCCCAGAACAGCGCGTAGCCAACGAGGTAGCCGACGAACGCGTACAGCGCGAGCATGCCCAGCCGGGCGACGATCCCGACCCTGGGCCTGCCGCCGAACGTCGTCGTCGCGTAGAGGCGCGGCGCGTAGACGAACTTGGCAGCACGACCTCCGTGCTCCGGAATCCACCTGCTCCTAACATCGCGGCTGAAGTCCACCATCACCCCTCCTTATGATTTGAGTCGTTCATTAAGGGCGTCGAGCCAGTTTCGCGCGTCATCCATGTCGAGCTTTACCCTGCTCCTCGCTAGCTGTCGTAGTCGATCCATGAACTCGACGCCCAGGTGTTCGTTGGCCCACGCCTCTGCCTGCGCTGGCCGGTTGTGCCAAGCATCAGGGCCTTCCGTGTGGCACCAGCCGCACATCGTTAGGATGTTGTCGGGCTCGAACCGCATCGCAGCCCAGGTCTTCTTCGGCAGAATGTGCGCGCCGTGCAGCACCGGCCGATCGTCGAATGAGTCTCGCCTGTGTGCGACCCCGGCAACGCCGCACCTGCGACACTTGAACCCGTCGCGCTTGAAGATCACGAGTCGACAGCGGCGCCACAGCCGCTCGACCTCGCGGCCCTTATCAGAGATTCGAGCAAGCGGCCCGGTACTCCGCAATGCGGCCCGACGCTGCATTGCCGACCTGCGTTCGAGCGAGACGGCGCGCATCAGTGAGTCTTTCCTCTGCTCATAATCCAGGTCAGGAACGCCTTGGCTTGTTCGTGCCTCTTCGCAGCCGACCTCTCGATGTAGTCGTCGGCGAGCTTGTCGAGTAGTTCGAGAAAGACCAGGTCCGGCGTGAAGCCAGGGACGGCGTCGCTGAGCATTGTCAGTGCGAAGTCGCGCTCGGCCTGAAGCTGGCATATCACGCCGACCAGGTCGTTCGATCCGCCTCCAGTGTCGTCTGCCATGTCCATCGCGAGGTGAACCGCGATCTCGGACGCCATCAGGTAGCCGAACTCGTACTTGATCTTGGTCTTCTCGCTCAACACTTCCTTTGCGATCACTTCGACCTCCAGGTGTCGCCCATGCGGTATAGGTTTTCGATCTCGGTTACGAGCATGCCGCGGACCTCGAGCGTCCACTCGGTGTTGACGCGCGCTCCTTCGGCAAGCAACTCGGCCACCTGCTTCGGAAGCAGGCTCTCGGTAAGCTGCCGCTGGATGAGCGCGTGCCTGAACAGGTGGTAGCTCTTCACAAGGCCCCCACCGCTCGAAGTGCCTCTGTCTCGTTGTGGACGACCTGCGCCGCGCCGCCCCAGCTATCGGCCCAGTCGCTTTGCATCTTGCTCGGCTCCTCGCCTTCGCGTTTGATTTCGAGCAAGTGGTTGACGCCGCGATACCCGACGAGGATGTCGGGGACTCCGCAGCCGTGCCGGTGCAGGCTCACGACGGTCGCTCCGCAGCGGCGCAACGCCTTAACGATGTCCTTCTGTATCAGGTCAGCCTTCGCGCGTCGTCCGCCATACCCGATCCCGCCCATGCGTCCTCCGGGTCACCCTGCGCCACCCTCCAAGAACTGCTCGGTCTCCGCCTTCTCTTTCGCGTGCTCGGCGATCTGGCGCTCGCCGTGGAAGCGCGCCACGATCGCCTCGCGTGCAACAGACCTGGGAGCGAAGTATGCGAATGGGTTTGCGGGCTTCAGCCTCGCGTACTCGTCCAGGATCGCGATCACAACGTCCATGTTCGCGACGCCGCTGTTCCAGAGCCAGTGGCCCACCTGTTGCGGGATGGACTTATCGGCCGGGGCGGCTTGGCGAACGGCGTCGGAGTGGGCGCACCATTCGGCAACCCTCTCCGCGTCGTACATCCCAAGCGCGGCGTCCATCGAGTGGCTGCGCGCCACGGTCTTCACTAGGGCGCCCAAGTCCAGCGGCGGGGAACTCTCGCCCTCTGGTGGCGAATCTAGGTCGAGCGCCTCGGTACCGTGGTGGGGCACCAACACCGCCCGCGCGCTATCGGCGTCTGGGCCGGGGAATGAACTCCGAAGGTTGTGCTCTCGGAGGCCGGGTTGGTGGCGCTTCCAGTGCACGAACTCGACGAATCGCGTATTGCCGACCCAGTACCACGCGACCACCGCTGGCTTCAGTGTCGAGAGAGTGATCAACAGATCGCGCACATCGTCCGCTCCAGCATCGGGTCGCGGTGCTCGCGGATAGAAGAGGTACGCCAAAAGCACGGACGGCTCACCCGGAAGCCTTCCAAGATTGTCTGCGCGCGTGATCATGCCTGCCAGCAAGAGCCCTAGCATTGGTCTTAGTCCGTACACCACATCGTCGATCAGGAAGTCGAACGACAGCATCCGCGCGCGTGCCGTGTATCGCATGTCTCGGCCACCATTCCTTGTGATTAGCGCTTCAGTACGGTGATCGTTCGTGGCTGGTGCCTAACCGCCCTCACGTAGCCTTTCGCTACCAGTCGCTTGATGTAGAAGCGGACGAGCGCAGGACTGCAACCGAGCGCCCTCGACGCTTCGAGGTGCGAGGGCGCGTAGTGGTGCTCGTCGCTGAATGAGCCCAGGAACACCAGGAGGTCGCGCTCCTTCTGACTGAGATCGTCCGTCACCTCGACGGGCGCGTTGTTGTCTGGAACGATTGTCATGGTGCTCCTTCCACTTCACGGTCTGCCGACTGCTGTTTTCGTTTGGGTCGCACTTCGCGGGGGAGCTTCGCGACGATCATTGCCTCGACGTACCTCTCCGCGTCGGCGTCCACACGGCCCTCGTCATCGATGAATCCATTGCCGAAGAGCTTGTCGTAGGCACGGTTCACTTCCACTTCGCGATAGCCCGCGAGAGCCGACCACCGCTCGACGAGTTCCCTGCGCGACGCCGCGCGCCCCTTCGGTAGGCGCTCTCGGTTCACGTTGGGCCATGTTGCCAGCATCGCCCATGCACACTCGTCGTTGTCCAGCAGGAATAGCAGGTGGCGTCGGTCGCTCGGCGCTTGCTGTGGTTTGTGTTCTGGCTCGCGGCTCACGGTGCGACGCCTTTGCGTGCGTGCCACTTGCCTCGATGGAACACGCGCAGCACGGTGCAGCCCTCGACCATCACAGGCCAGGACTCCGCCTGCTGCTCTGCCATCGCGTTCGTCGCGCATGTGATCACCCACGCCCGAGTGACTCGCGGCGGGACTATCGGGGGCGCAGACTGGAATACATCCACTTGCGGCCACGGCATTAGCCGCGCCTTGCGCTGGTTCTTCTCGATGCCCAACAAGACTATTACGCCACTGGTGCCGGAGCGGGAGGCTCCTTGCTCCACCGTACCGGTACTCGACGAGTTGGCTAGCACTCCGTCTTTCCCTCCGCCCTTCCCTTGAGAGTCCGCCCCCTGCACGTCAGGAGAACGGTGCTCGGTTTCAGTAGAACGCACGATGTCGTCTGAGTCGTGCCCATCGTGGTCGCCTCCGATGGCGCTGCTCTCCCCCCGCTCCGGGTACATCACTGGTAGACCCGCACGCTGCCTTCGCCTTGCACAAACACCGTGCCCGGCACCGGCACTCCGCGCTTGAGCCGTTCGCCAATCTCGATCAGGTTCGGCTCGCGTGTCTCGGGGACTACTCGCATACAGTCGTCGGGGATCAGATTGTGATCCTTGATCTCAACATGGAATCGTCCGGCGACGACGGTCAGCGTGCAGAGCGCGCCCTCGAGTTTTTTCTGCTCGGCCCGCGACATCGCGTAGCCTACGTAGTGGAGCAGGCGTTTCTTTCGTTCCTCGAACTTGCGCGCTCGCGACTGCAATGCCTTTGCCTCCTGCTTGCACGACTCAGCGCACCCGTCCAAGGCGAGCGCCAGGCGGCCGATAGCATCGACCTTGCCTTCTTTCACCGTCACGAACTCGGCGAGCTTGTCGGTGACGCTGCTCGGTATCGCGACGCCGTTGTCGTCCAACTCGGTCATCAACGCTTCGACCGCGCGCAGATCGTCGAGGATGTCAGTTAGCGCTGGCATCGGCCGGTACCTCCTGCGCGCTCGACTTCTCTTTGTGAGCCACGGCCACGTAGTCCTCGAAGGCGACGACGACCCTCTGGAGATCGGGGGTCTTGAGCGTGCGCGGATCGATGATGCCTTTACGATTCAAGACCCTTGCGACCTCTTCGCCGAGTGGCCGCGCCTTATCGATGCCGAGCGCCCTCGCGGCGATTCCGAGCCGCGCCGTCAACGCATCGCGTTCGGCCTGCTCCGGGTTGTCTTCCAGGTCTTGGGTGAAGTCGCCACTCGAAGCGGTCGCAACGAGCGTGGCCGAAATGAATGCGCGCTTGGCAGCCATCTTCAAGAGCGTGTTGTCCTGGTCGTAGGGGTCGTTGTTCTCGACGTTCCCCACCTCTTGCTCGATGATGCGCTCGTCGGCGGCCAGGAACTGCTCGCCACACCCGTCCTTCTTCGCGTTGCAATACCAGCCCTTCTCGTTGGTCTCTCGATCGGGGTACCTGCTCTTGTAGATCGCCGCAGCACCGCACACCGGGCAGGTCCTGGTGCCTGAGTGGTAGCGGTACTTGCGTTCATACGAGTTCGCGCTTCCGAGCCCTTCCGCGATCGCCGGGCTGTCGGTCGAGCCGAAGTGGAGCCTGCATTTCGCGATGTAGTGAACGTCGGGCTCGATCTCATCGCGACCCACCGTCCTGGTCGCCTCGTAAGACGGTACGAGCCCGGCGAGCATGCAGAGTTTTTGTGCACCGGGTTGCAGCAATGTCGGCTTCTTGGTGCCGGGGATGATGCCGAAGTCTACTTCCGACTTCATCACGGTGAGCTTGGCTTTGGTGATGCGATCGACCGCGCGCGTGAGCGCTTTAAGGTTGTTCTCGAACTCGGCGTCCGACATCGCGCCGATCGCGAGCAGCCTGCCGCTGCCGCTAGTGATCCCCTGCGAGGTCCCAACGCTGCTTTGGGTCGCTGGAAGATTTTGCTGCTCGGGTGCGAGCGTCATGCTTCTCCCTCCACTCACGATTGAAGTCGGTGATCGGTTCGTCGTAGACGCAGTCGGTGCATTCGTAACCGTTGCCGCTGACGAACCGTGCGGCTCTTTCGCGGACTCTGATAATGCGCTGGCAGAATCGGCACTTGATGCCGTCTCGCGTGATCTCAACTGCGACGAACTGCTCGCCGTTGTGATTCAGGAAAGAGGCGGGGCGCGAGGTCGAGGCTGATGAGGCCCTTGGTCCAGATCGCTGTGCTGGCTCGCGCCCCACCGTGCTAACCCGACCCGCTCGTTGCGCCAGCGTCTTCCACATCGACCATCACGGTACGACTGCCTTCGCCGGGCAGGCGGAGCGTGCCAGGATCGACTCCGATCCCCGCCTCGCTCAGTAGCTGCGCCGCCTTGTCACGGGCGGCCTTCGCCAGGTCGGACTTGCGGGCCTTGAGCTTCACGATTGCTGCTTCATGCGCGGCGATCGAACGGTCGAACTTCGAGGCGCGCTCGGCGACGGTGAGTGCCTTGCGGCGCTCGCCCTTCGCCTTCGGCTCATCCGATACTCCGAGTGCCATCTGTCCTTCCTCCTTCGGTGGGCTGTTGATCTCTTGCTGCCTTTCACAACGTATGCTCCGGGGCACTTAGTAGCAAGGGTCAAAATGCGCATTCGCGCAGATTTTTTCGCACGCCTCCAAGCGGGCTTCGAAGTCATGCCTGTTGGTGTGCCTCTCGCCTCAACTTGCGCCTTGTCGCAAGTCGCCTCGTTTCTTATTCAGATTCTTTCTTCTTCTTCTTCTTCTTCTAAGCAGGGCAACCGCCCGGCATTGCCGTGGCGTTGCGTAGCAAACATCCCGGCATTGCCGGAAGAACGTCTGGGCGCTAACTCAAGGCGCGCGACGCGATCGACTGCGGTCAGGAGATCAGCGCAACGACCAGGTCTTGTTCGCTGCACTCAGCATGCTCCCCGCGAGCATTACTAGGCTGCTCAAGAGAAGAGCGGGCGCTGGTCGGAATCCTTGCAAAATCTGGTGCCAAACGAGACCCCTTCTCACACCAGCAAAATCGAGCAGTTTCGACTCTGTAACCCCTTGTAGTTCATGGATATAAAGCGGTTGCGCACCCGAGCAAAATCTCTCATTATATATGTGCCGCTGAGGAGGCGGCTAGAAACCAGATCGAGAAGCGAGAGGCCAGCGACCCGTCGAAACGGCTCGACGGATAGGTGCTCTCGCGCAAGGCCCCCGGCGAAACGGGCGCAAGGTCTGGTGGACATAGAAGATCGGCAGAGGCCGGAGCGCGAACCGCGAAGCAGCGACCCCGAGACGGGCGGCGGCGAGCGCGCATGCAAGCGAAGCAGCGACCCCAAGACGGGCGGCTTGCATCAGGCGTAGCAGTCGATCTCTTCGGTTCGACGTGAGCGCGTCGCGATAGAAGGTCCTAGCGCAGAGCAGCACGCTAGGTGGTCGCGAGTAAGTCGGCGAGCGAATCGATCAGAGGGCTCCAACCCGGCCCAGGTACAAGTACGCAGGCGGTAGTCAACAGCAGTGCTCAGAAAACCACCCACTCATTAACGAAGGGGGTTCGCGATGTCAGCGTTCAAGCGGGTAGCGGTCAACGATCGAGTAGTGATTCGGATCGTGAAGGATTCGTTCAGCGGCGAGTACATGGTCCAGACGCTTCTCGACGCCGAGGTGGTCGAAGATTCGACCTACTACACGAACAGCAAGCAGGACGCGCTGGACACCTTGGCGCTGCGGGTCAAGGAGGAGTCGCGGTAGTTCAGTCGAAAGAGCGAGCCACAAAAACCGTCCACCCATTTTGTCAGACCATTCATTCAAGGAGTCCTGCGATGTCAACGTTCCAGAAGGGCGACAAGGTCGTGGCTAGGATCGAGGCGCAAGGCTTGAAGATCAACACCGTGTACGAAGTCGAGCGCGTCGTCGATCTCCCGTTCGGCTGCGTCGAGTACTACGTCAAGACCGACGGCGACCCGCGAGTGCTCGGGATCGCCAACAGGCACCTCCTGCTGAACAAGGCGCTCGTGGTTCCGATACCGCAACCCGTCTCGCTGATGGACGAGTTCGTCGCGGAGGCGCTGGCGAAGGAAGCGGCGCGCCCGATGACCTGGGAGGAGATGCAGAAGGCGACGTTGAAGCCTACCGACTTGAGGCGCGGCGCCGCTGGCATGTGGGTCGCCGAGGCGAGCGATCTCGGATGGCCCCCCGACTTCTTCCCGCCGTCGATCCTCGCCTACGTCAATGGCGAGTGGAAGATGCTCAAGCGGTCAGCGTCGGACGAGTTCTCGACGACGTACACCGCGGTGCTGTGCACGGTCGTGATCTACAACGACTGACCGACATCCACCCCAACCAAGAAGGAGGACAGGCCGATGCGTTCGACGTGGGCTCTCACCTTGAAGCATGTCGATGGGCAGGAGCAGTTCGTCGCGAAGGTCGTTCGAGAGATCGATCGCAAGATTGGCGGGCTCGGCGTCGCCGGACTCAACGAAATCGTGATGCCGAGCAGGAAGAAGACGCTCGCGGCTTATTGGTCCGGCTACTCCGTGCGCGAGTTCGTCGAAGAGGTGTTGCAGTGAACAAAGACCAGATGTCGAGAGAGGACGCCGAGGCCATCAGGCAGACGGTGATGAAGGTGATCATTGGGCTCGGCCTTGAGAAGGAACAGAAGTCCGAGAGCGACATGGTCGGCGAGGTTACGACGATCATGGCGGCGCTTCTGTACTCGTACAAGCTGGGCGGTGATCGAGTCGCTGCGATCCACCGCGCAGAGCGCATGCCGTTCAACCCCAGTCTCAACTAGGAGGGATTCGATGGGTCTACAACTTCTTAACTCGCCGATGGAGCGCAACGCGCTCAAGGCTTTCTACGTCCTTCGTACCCCTGGCGCGCACGTCCTGATCTGGATCGGGCCTCCGGGCATTGGCAAGACGCAGTTCGGCAGGAGCGTCGGTCGCGCATTCGGCGTCGACGACAAGCACTTCTTGCGGTGGTCGGTCGGGCAGCATGGCCCGGAAGACTTCAATGGCTGGCCGACCCCGTCGGGTGGCGAGCTTTGGTTCAAGGCGGCGGCGGGCATTCGAGAGATCAACGATGGTCAGCCCGCGCTGTGGATGTTGGATGAGTTCAATCTGGCCCTGCGCTCGACTCAGGGCGCGATGCTCAAGGTGCTCGACGAGTTGCCGCGCAAGGTTGGCGACACGCATCTGAACGCGGCCGTGACGGTGATGGGTGCGATGAACGAGCCCGAGCATGCGGCGGACGCGCAGGACATTTCCAAGCCGATCGGCAACCGGGCCATCTGGCTCCCGTTCAATCCACCGGGGCCCGCTGATCACGTTCGCTACGTGCAGGGCAACGGAGACCTGCGTCCGGACCTGTTCCCGAGGTGGAGCGACGAGAAGCACGAGGTGGCGAAGGCGGAAGTCGTGAGCATCTACACGGCCTACATGATGCCGCCCCCTCACGGTGTCGGCATCGGCACGTTGCTGGAGAACATTTCCGACCCAGTGATTTCGAGTCGCTTCCCTCTGGCCTACGCGACACCGCGCTCGTGGGACTACGCGCTCAACCTCGCGGCGACGTGCAGGATGTTCGATGACCCCGAGGCCATGCAGGAGATTCTCACCGGCACCATCGGCGAGCCGCAGGCGTTGCAGTTCATGTCCTTCTACAACGATCAGGACCTGATTCCAATCGCGAAGCTCCGCGAGAATCCGAAGCTGTGGCAGCCCGATCCCCGTCGCCAGGATCGCACCTTCGCGCAGTTGATGGCCGTCGCGCTCGCGGCGACCAACAAGAGCATCCCCGAGAAGGAGAAGGGCGATTGGTGGCATTGGGGTTGGGAAATCATTCGGATCACGCTGGACGCTGGCGCAGGCGACGACCTCGCGCTCGTAGCCGGTCAGCACCTGGGCGCGAACAAGCCGAAGGGCAGGCTGCTCGCTGAATACATCCCCGTCATTCAACGGCTCGCTCCGATGGTCGCGGCGAGCGGATTCGGAGGCTAACCGTGAAGCCGTCACGTTTCAGAGTCCGAGGGTCCTACCCCTTCCCGCTCGACATGCTCCGCTACGACTCGTGCTACCCGGCGAGCGAGGGCGACTCGGCGTTGCTACGCGAGGCCGTCGAAGGCGGCGACGTGCTGACGGTGGTGGAGATCGAGTTGCAGACCGACCGGCCCGACGTTAGCCCGTCCGATCGGTGGCGCTCGCATTGCTGGGCCGTCATCCAGGAGGAGGTGTGCCGATGATTCGCCTCACGAGGTACAGGGGCGGCGCGACGCTCGACGTCGTCGTCGGCCGCTGGTTCGCCAGCCTGAAGGTTGCCGACCAAATCGACATCCTGCGCGGCGGAGTTCGCGTGATCAATAAGTGGGGCACGGCGAGCGGCGACACATGCGACGGCTGGGGACGGTGGCGGAAGTTCACCGCGCCCTTCATCACCCTCTACGTCGCGGGGCCGCGGGAGCGGGCCCATGAGTGAGAAGTCCTACGTCTCGATGGAGCAGCGAGCGTGCCCGGTGTGCGGCAAGGCATCGGACACAGGGAACATCCTGCTCGACACGCGCTTGAGGCCCACCTTCGAGCGCAACACGGTGGTGGGCTACGGCCCGCTCTGTGGTGAGTGCCAGAAGCAGACCGGCGAATACGTCGCGCTGGTCGGCGTGAAGAACGCGCCGAAGTCGGGCGTGATGATGAGCCCCGAAGAGGCCCACCGCACGGGCGACATCGTGTGGGTGCGCCGCTCCGTGTGGTCGAAGATTTTCAACCTACCCGAACCGAGCGTGCAAGCGTTCGTCGAACCCGGCGTAATCGCACGCCTGAAGGAGATCGCATCATGACGCAGAACCCGGCAGCCGCGAGCGCGACCCGCGCTCATCTATTGGTGTACGACATCCCGGCCCGCACGAAGGTCGCGAACCCGTCGTCGTTCCTCTGGCGCTTCGGGGCTCGCATCAACCTGTCGTGTTGGGTGATCCCCGACAAGAACGTGGCCATGCTGCCCATCCAGTCCTGGAAGGAGCGCGGCTGCACGGTCGAGCTTGTCCGCTTCGACGAGCGCGACGGGGCGACGATCATTCGCCTCGCCCGCGAGGCCCTGGTCAAGGAGCTTGGTGATCTTCGCACCAAGCTCGAGGAGCAGACGCTCACGATCCGCAGCATGCTCCCCGAGCCCGGCGTGGTGCCGAGCGAGGAGCGGTTCAAGAAGGTAGGCGACACGGCGTCGCGGTCGCTGCGCTCGGCCAAGAAGTTCCTGGCCAGCGCAGAGGAGTGCGCCGTGACCTTCGACCTCATGGGCGAGATCAAGCCATTGCTCGAAGGGCTGCACCAGTCGGTGCGCGCCAAGAACGAGTTGTACTACGGATGGGTCGGCGACATGAAGAAGCGAATCTCCGGCCAGCAGTCAGCGAAGGAGGTGGAGTCCGATGGCGCAACCGCAGTCGCTTAGCCCGCGCAACATGATCGGGGCGGCTCGCATCAAGGTGTGGAAGCGCCACCCCTACTTCACGGCGGCGCTGTTCAACCTGAAGCCGATCGAGCGGAGGGGAATCGAAGGCGTGTCGGTGGACGATGGCATGCGTCTTTGGTTCGACCCCGAGTGGCTCGCCCAGTTCACGGTGGACGACGTGGCCTGCTTCCTGGCGCACGAAGTCCAGCACGTTGTTCGTCGGCACACGCAACGCGAGGCCGCAACGTCGGCCTCGCTTCGAGGGAGGTACGAGAGGGTCGCGCACATCTTGCGCGCGGCTCGCCACATCGAGTCGTGGCATCACCTGTGGAACGTTGCTGCCGACTTCGAGATCAACGACGACCTCGTAGGCGCGGGGTGGGTGTTCCCGAAGTCGCATCAGTTCATGATGCCAAAGAAGTACGACCTGCCGGACGATCGCACCGGCGAGTTCTACGCGAAGTCGATGATCGAGTGGGCCGAGCAACAGCAGGCGCCACCCGACGAAGGAGGGATGCCAGGTGGAACAACTTCCGGTCAGCCCCAACCGAGCGCGCCGTCTAGCCAAGCAGGAGAGGCAGGCCCGCAAGGAGATCGACCAAGCGACGAAGATGGCGAAGAGGACGCAGAGGGAGGCGGCGAAGAACCGGAGGATGATGGCGATTCGGAAGAAGAGGATCGACCGGATTCTGAAGACGAGGACGAAGGCGCTGGAGAAGGCGGCATGGACGACGACGAGGACGAAGGTGGTGCTGCCGGTGGGGGCGATCCAGATAGTGGCGACGACGCACGAGAAGACGCGCCAGGCGATGGCGGCGAAGGGCGCGACGGCGATGGGGATGCTCAGGCGGGTGCGGGAAGTGGCGGTGGCGGAACTCCTGCTCTGGCAGTGGGCGGCGGAAGCTGTGGGGGCTGTGCCGGACACCACCAGTCCTACGAGGCCGAAGTGGGCGACGATCTCCCCGACCCGACGACCAACGCGGCGCAAGAAGTCATCGAGCGCCAAGTCGCGCGCGCGGTCCTCGATTGGAGGCCGAGCGGTGGCGGGCGCGGAGTAGCTCCTGGCAACTGGTTGGCGGAGTGGGCGCGCTCGATGTTCGAGCCGCCCAAGGTCGATTGGCGCAAGCACCTTGCCGCCGAGGTGCGCGGAGCAGTGAGCAGCGCTCGAGGTCGCGTCGATTGGGCGTGGGGTCGCCCGTCGCGTCGGCGCGAGGTTCTCCGTGGGCTTGGATGGGGCGACGACGCACCGTTGCTTCCCGAGCTACAAGGGCCGGACCCGAAGGTGGTGATCGTCGTTGACACGA